AGCGCGAAGCTCGATGCTCCGGCACTCAAAGAAGTGGGCGGCTACCTCGACGTGTACGGCAGCGCGAAGCTCGATGCTCTCACCAAAGTGGGCGGCAACCTCGACGTGTACGGCAGCGCGAAGCTCGATGCTCTCACCAAAGTGGGCGGCAACCTCGCCGTGTACGGCAGCGCGAAGCTCGATGCTCCGGCACTCAAAGAAGTGGGCGGCAACCTCGCCGTGTCCGGCGAACTCAACGCGCCGAAGCTGAAGCAGAAGACCGCAAAGTAACCGCACGCGTGAACCTGCGTCCCTACCAGGAAGAATGCTGCGAACGGGTGATCGCGGGTTTCCGCGAGTTCTCCAAGCTGCTTGCCGTGGTGCCGACGGGGGGCGGGAAGACCATCATCTTCTCGCACCTCGCGGCCCGCGCCAGTGGACGCACGCTCATTATCGCGCACCGCGAGGAACTGATTCAGCAGGCCAAGGACAAACTGGAGCGCGCTACCGGACTACGCGCCGAGATTGAGCGGGCGGACGAACGCGCCTCGCTCGAGGCGCGCGTGGTGGTGGCGTCCATCCAGACGCTTTGGCGGCGATTCGATCGCTTCCCGCAGAATCATTTCTCCCTCGGGATCGTGGACGAGGCGCATCATGTAATGGCGGATAGCTATCAGGGGCCGCTCAGTTACTTTGCCGGCGGCGGGATGAAGGTGCTCGGTGTGACCGCGACACCGGGCACCAAGGGGAAGAAGGCGCTGGGTAATTTCTTCGAAGACATCGCTTTTGAGATCGGGCTGCTCGATCTCATTCGCGCTGGCTTCCTCTCCGGCATCACCGTGAAAGCCTTTCCGTTGCACGTCGATTTGCCGCTGGAACTGCGCGGGGCCGACTACGACCAGGATGCGATCGATCACGCGCTGGCGCCGTACCTCGAGAACATCGTGGCACGGCTCGGCGCGGAGATTGGCGACCGGAAGACGCTCGTCTTTCTCCCGCTGGTCAAGACGGTGCATCGGTTCGTGGCACTTTGCCGCGCGCATGGGCTCACGGCAGAGGGTGTGTGGGGCGATTGCGACGACCGGGAAACCGTGCTGGCTGGCCATGGCTCACGGTTTCAGATCCTCGCTAACTCGATGCTGCTCACCGAGGGCTACGACGATCCGAGCATCCGGTGTATTCTGCCGTTGCGGCCGACCCGCTCGGAAATCCTGTTCTCGCAGATTGTGGGGCGCGGGACGCGCGTGTTTTGCCCGTGGGGCTGCACGCAGCGGTGCGAGCACAGCGCGCGCAAGAAAGACCTCCTCTTGCTCGACCCGCTTTGGCTTCACACTGACCTTGCACTGGTGCGTCCGGCGCGGTTGGTGACCGGGCACGACGAAGACGCGCGAAGCATCACCGAACGGTTGGAAGCGGCCCACGAACAGATCGACCTGTTGATGGCGCTGGCGGACGCGGAGCATGAGCGGGAGAAGAAGCTGGCGGAGAAACTGAGTAAACTCGGCAAACGCAAGGGTCGCACGATGAGCATCGAGGAAATTGCGGTGAAGCTGCATATTCCCGACCTCGCGGATTTCGAGCCGACGATGAGGTGGCACGAGAAGAAGCCGACGGAGAAGCAACTGGAGACGATGGAAAAAGCGGGCATCGATCCGAGCACGGTCACGTCGCGCGGCCACGCGTCGAAGCTGATGGACGAGATGGCGAAGCGGCGCGAGCGCGGCCTGTGCACGTTCAAGCAGATGCGGATGCTCGAAAGGTTTGGGGTGAAGGACGCGGAGCACATCAAATTCGCCGAGGCGAGCGCGATGCTCGATGAGCGGCTGAAGAAGAAGGAGGCGGCGTGATTCTCCCATACTCTCAGTTCATAGAGGGAAAATCCCACCTTTGTGGCGAATACGGGTTCCCGCCTGAGTATCTTCCAGACTTTCTCTTTCCATTTCAGGCATCCCTGACCGATTGGGCGGTGCGCCGGGGGAGGGCAGCAATATTTGCCGATTGCGGGCTTGGGAAGACTCCAATGCAACTCGTTTGGGCAAGTAACATTGCCAAGCGGAGCGGCAAGCCAGTCCTCATCATCACACCGCTGTCAGTCGGCGCCCAAACGGTGAGGGAGGGCGAAAAGTTCGGGATCGAGTGCGCCCAATCCCGTGATGGTTCAGTTCCTGCCCGCATCACGGTGACTAATTACCATCAGCTGCATCGATTTTCAGCGAGCCAGTTTGGAGGCGTGGTTTGCGATGAGTCCAGTATCCTCAAAAACTTCGATGGTCAGATCAAAGCGCAGATCACCGAGTTTATGCGTAAGCTGCCATATCGACTTCTTTGCACGGCAACCGCGGCTCCGAACGACTACATCGAACTCGGTACATCCAGCGAAGCGCTCGGTGAACTCGGCCTTGCCGACATGCTCTCCCGCTTTTTCAAGCAAGACGCACGCATTTCGTTTCAGTTGACCGGGAGGCTTGAGAAGGATGGACGTATCGCTGTGGGTGGATTCGGGAAATACCGCTTCCGCGGTCACGCAGAGCGCGACTTCTGGCGCTGGGTTTGCTCCTGGGCGCGCGCCATCCGCAGTCCGTCGGACCTCGGATTCTCCGACGAAGGATACAAGCTTCCACCCCTCCATACATTTCGGCATGTCATTCGGGCGCGTACTGCGAATCCCGACTTTCTCTTCGATCTTCCGGCGCACGGGCTGGCCGAGCAGCGGGCAGAGCGACGCCGGACCATCACGGAGCGATGCGAGCAAGCTGCCGCCCTGGTCGCAGACACTGGCAAGGCAGCAGTGGCGTGGTGCCACCTGAACGAAGAAGGTCATTTGTTGGAAAAGCTGATTCCGGGTGCGGTGGAAGTTGAGGGCGACGACCCCGACGAGTTCAAGGAGGAAGCCTTCGCAGCCTTCGCCGCGGGTGAAATTCGCGTGCTCGTGAGCAAGCCAGTCATCGCCGGTTTTGGTCTCAACTGGCAGCACTGCGCGCATCAAACTTTCTTTCCGTCGCATTCGTTCGAGCAGTGGTATCAGGCGATACGCCGGAGTTGGCGTTTTGGGCAGACGCAGCCTGTGCGCGTGGATGTGATTTCCAGCGAAGGCGAGGCGGGCGTCCTTACCAATCTTGCCCGCAAAGCGGTGCAGGCCGAGGCGATGTTTACCCGCCTCGTTGAACTCATCGGCAGCGAGCTGCGCATCACGCGCACCAGCGGCCCCACTCAACCAATCGAAGTCCCACCATGGCTATCATAGACCAGACCCTCACTCCTCGCTATGCACTCTACTGTGGTGACTGCATCGAGGTGATGCAGTCACTCCCTACGGAGAAGATCGACCTCAGCATCTACTCGCCACCCTTTTGCGGTCTCTACAACTACAGCAGCGACGAACGCGACTTGAGCAACTGCCGCAGCTACGAGGAGTTCTTCGATCATTACCGCTACGTCGTCAGGGAGCTTTTTCGGCTGACGAAACCGGGCCGCATAACCGCCGTGCACTGCATGGATATTCCCCGGGCCGGCGCAAACCTCGGCGGAGGGCTGATCGATTTTCCCGGCGATATCATCCGCATGCACGAGCAGATCGGATTCCGCTATTGTGCGCGCTATCACGTCTGGAAGGAGCCGCTCGGGGTGCGAAACAGGACGATGGCCAAGGGCCTTGCGCACGCGCAGGTGGTTGCCGACTCGACGCTGTGTGATGTGGCCGCGGCTGATTACCTCCTGATGTTCCGAAAGGGAGGCGCAACCGCCGTCCCCGTCTCACATCCGACCGGCCTTGAGACCTACGCTGGCTCGCGTGCGATGCCTCACGAACTACAGCAATGGAAAGGGCACGCGGGGAAGCAGACCGAAAACCGATACTCACATTGGATTTGGCGGCAGTATGCCTCAGCGTTCTGGGATGACGTGCGCATTGACCGCGTGTTGCCGTACCGCGAGAGCCGCGACCCAGACGACGAGCGCCACGTGCATCCACTCCAGCTGGATGTTATCGAGCGCGCCGTGACACTCTGGAGTAACCCCGGGGAAGTCGTGTGGACGCCATTCATGGGAGTGGGGAGTGAAGTGTACGGCGCGATGATCAATGGCCGGATTGGCATGGGAGCGGAATTGAAACAATCCTATTATCGCCAAGCGGTCAGGAATTGCGAAACAGTGAAGGAAATACGGGAGCCCGAATTATTCAATGAGTTGGAGAGTGGTGCTTTGATCGGCTAGTTCGCTCCCTCTATCTCTATGACCCTCGACGAACTCAAAGCCCACGCGAACTCTTGCGTGCTCGACGTGTGCCAGCACCTTTTCCCGCGGGGGAAACGCGTGCGGGCCGAGTGGTGCGTGGGCGATATCGACGGTTCGCCGGGGCAATCGCTGAAGATCAACGTGGCCTTGAAGCCGGGGGTGTTCAAAGACTTCGCGAATGAGCTCGTGAGCGGGGACAACGCGCTGGAGCTCTGGCGGCAGCGATACAACCTGCCGGACATTCTGGAGGCGGCGCGTGATTTCGCGGCATGGGCGAGCGTGCCTTTCGAGCGCACCCTGCGCGATGGTGAGGTGGTGGAGGATCAAACGGCGAGCGGGGTGCCGGTGGACGAACCGCGCCGGAATGGAACGCACCGGCCCCGCCGTGAAACGAATCGGCCTCCGCGTGAAACGCCTGTGCGCAAGCCCGAGCCGCCGGCGCCGGAATTTGAGGCGTGGCCGGGCTGGGACGCGTGCGTGGCGAACGTGAACGACACTTCGTTTCAACGCCTGGCCGATGAGCGAGGGCTGCGGATCGAGCTCGTACGCTATCTCAACTCGCTTGGGGTGCTCGGCATTTTCCTGCGCGGAGATAAGCCGCATTGGGCGCTGCCGGTGATCGATGCGAAAGGCAAGGTGATCGCGTGCCACTACCGTACGCGGCACCCGGATTGGACCGGCGAGGGGTGCACGAACGAGAAGGGGAAGCCGATCAAGAAACACGCCTGGAGCTACGAACCTACCGGGCGCTCACCGCAGCCTCTGATCATCGGTGACCCGGCGAAGTCGTCGAAGGTATGGGTATTTGAGTCCCAATGGGACGCCTTCGCGGTGATGGATGCCATTCACCTCGACGAGATGGAACAGGATTGGTCACAGCTTTTCTGCATCCTGGTCACGCGCGGTGCCTCGAACGGCAAGCTCGTGCGCAGGCTCGCCGTGGAGGGCAAGACGCTGATTCTGTGGCCGCAGAACGATGAACCGGACGATAAGGGACGCGTTCCGAGCGAACTGTGGGTGACGTCGATCATGGAAGAGGCGGGGCAATGCCCCGTGCGCCGAGTCGAGGTGCCCAAACAGCACGCCGATCCGAACGACTGGATCAAGGCGGAGAAGCCGGCGGCGGATGTGGTGCTGCAACTCGTGCAAGCGGCGAAGCCGGTGCGGGAGTCGAAACTACCGGTGGTGCGGGATCTCTGGGACTACACGGAGCCGGCGGCGCGGCCGGTGAAGCCGCTCGAGGTGGTGGCTGGGCTTTTGCATCGCGGCTCGAAGCTGATCATCGGCGGGCAGAGCAAGGCGCGAAAATCCTATTCCCTGCTCGACCTGGGGCTTTCCGTGGCCACGGGTGCCGAGTGGTGGGGCTTTCGCTGCGCACGGGCTCGCGTGCTTTACCTCAACTTCGAAATTCAAGAGCCGTTTTTGGTGGAACGCATCTTCACGATCGCGGAGGCGAAGAAGGTGCCAATGCCGCGGCACATGCTCCACACCATGACCCTGCGCGGGATCATCAACCCTGTGGAGGACATGGCCGGCGAGCTCGTGCGGACATTGCTCGAGATGGAGCCGTTCGGGCTGGTGATCTTCGATCCCATTTACAAGCTCATGGGAGGCAAGGACGAGAACAAGGCGGGGGACGTGACGACGGTGCTGAATCATCTCGAGCATGTGGCGGTGAAAACCGGGGCGGCGGTGGCGTTTGGGGCGCACTATTCGAAGGGCAACCAGGCGGGGAAGGATTCCATCGATCGTATTGGTGGCAGTGGTGCGTTCGCGCGCGATCCAGACGCGATTCTCACGCTCACCGACCACGAGGCGGCGGAGCAGGATGGCATCCCGCATTTCACGGTGGAGCCCACGCTGCGCAATTTTGCCCCGGTCACGCCGTTTGTGATCCGCTGGGATTACCCGCTTTTCGTGCGTGACGATACCGGGCTCGACCCCGCGGCCCTGAAGCTGCCCAAGACGGGCAGGGAACGTCGTGAGGCGGCAGAGGGCGGGGCGCGGGCGAATGCGGCAGGACCGCAAGCCATGGAGATGCTTTTCCGCCTGTGGGAAGACGGCACCTCGTGGCGCACCAGCAAGGCGATCGAACTCGGCGCGCACAAACTCGATGTCACCGAGCGGGTGGCGAAGAAGTATTTCTACATCCTGCGCGACAAGGGGCACATCACGCAGATTGCCGGCCAGTGGACGACCACGCCGACAGGGCAGGCCTTTATCGACCGGCGCAAGGCTGAGACAGCGCAGGCCGAGGCGGATTTTCAACTCAACACAGAAACACCACAACAATGACAACACATCAAATAGCCTACTACATCCTCGCGACCCGCTCGTTCCGCATCAGGCTCCCAAAACTATGGGTGATTCTCAATTATTTTCGCCGCCGTTGGAGCGAATTCTCCTATCGGAATAGGAATAGCAATAGGAATGCAGATAAGGCCATGCGCTCACTGAGCACATTCTCGGAAAATCAGCATTGGAGGATGGAATCTGTGATCACGAATTGGACGATCGTGGACTATGATGGTTCAGCATGGAACGCGCTGGGAAGCTTCTTTTGGCTACTGGATGAAGGCTATATCGAAATGGTGGATGGCTGCGTCTACCGAGCGACTCAGCGTGGCGTGGATGCGCTTAAACTGGCTCACAAACGCCGCATGGATGCCATCGCGAAAGAAGAAGGGTGGGATTCTGCCAATGATCTTGGCCTCTCTCTGCTGGGTTACCTTTGGGATGAGCACGCCGACAATGAGGTGGTTGGCGCAGCATCTAATCAATTCGCTTACCAGCACGCCCTCGCGATTGGATGTTACTACTTTGAGAAGAACAGGCAGACCGTAAAGGACGCTTTCTGTTGGTTGATCTACAACGCGAGACTTGTCCATAAAAACGAGTCAGGGAGAATCGAACTCACGCCTCGAGGGGGTCAGTATTTGCTGAAGCATTCCTCCACGCCCGGTAAGGAAGAATCCTAGAATGCCGCCGACTAATCCGACGTCATCACTGCGGCTCCCGAAGCGCCTGCGCGGACTCAAGGAAGGCCAGGCCGTGCGGCATGAAAGATTCGGCCCCGGCGTGGTTGTCGCCCAATGGGGCGCCTTCTGCGGCTGCCTCGAGTGCACCGCAGTGCTCGGCGCCGGGCAGGTGATCCAAGGCGCCGGCCGCAACGGAGCACCGAAGCCCGTTTCCGTGTGCTGCAAGGCCACGGTGCACGTGGTGAGCGGTGATGGCATTTTCGACGTGCGCTTCAACGACGGCAAGACTCGGGCGGTGAATCAGTGCTGGCTCACACGGGTATGAGCGAGCCGATTCACATCCTCAGCCTTGGTGCCGGTGTGCAGAGCTCGACGATGGCGCTGATGGCCGCGCGCGGTGAGATCACTCCCATGCCCGTAGCTGCCGTGTTCGCTGACACTGGCGATGAACCTGCCGCAGTGTATGCGTGGCTGGATAAGCTGGAGAAGTGGCTTCCCTTTCCGGTGGTGCGCCATTCGCGCGGTGAGTCGCTCTCTGAGCACGTAGCGAAGGCGATTCAAGGCGGCCGCAGGGTGAGTAACCCCCCCCCTATTTACAGCGCCCTCTACGTCTGCCGGCGCCGAGGGGTTACTGACTCGCGATTGCACCCGCGATTTCAAGGTGTCTGTGATTCAGCAGGCTGTTCGCGGCCTAATGAAGCAGCACGACGCAACAAAGGTGGTTCAGTGGATCGGTATCAGCCTCGATGAAGTGATGCGCATGAAGCCGAGCCGTGTTCAATATTCAACCCACCGTTGGCCGCTGGTTGAGATGCGGCGCACACGGCACGACTGCCTGCTTTGGCTCAAAAGAAATGGTTTCCCGAGCGCACCGCGAAGCGCCTGTCGATATTGCCCCCACCACACTAACGCCGAGTGGCGGCGACAGCGCGATGAGGAGCCTAAGGAGTGGCAGAAGTCCGTCGAGTTTGATCGCATGATTCGCACCGGAATTCATGGCGTTGAAGCGCAGTGCTTCGTGCACCGGGACTGCGTTCCGCTCGATGAAGTTGACCTCTCCACCGATTCTGAACGCGGTCAGGGGTTGCTTTGGGGGAATGAGTGCGAAGGCCTTTGCGGAGTCTAAAAACCTCAATGTTCCACACCATAAAAACCATACTTCCGACTTTAGACACGGTTTGCAAATTCGTGTCCAGCTCCCGCCCGTCCGGGTTCTGTTTGGCACATGGACACGGTTTACTCTCTCTCCCCCTTAAGGGGGAGAGTAAACCCGTGATCCATGTCCAAACCCCGGACACGGTTTCGAGAAACGTGTCCAAAATAGAAAACGTGTCCAATGCCCTTGCCGAAACTCACTGACACGGACGCTGTGGAACAAATGCCGAACGGAGGCGGTGACGAGAAAGCCACTGGACCGAACCTCGCGTGCGCGGGCGCGACGACCAACCTCGTGGACGATGCGACGGTGCAAAAGGCGCTCGCAAAGCTCGTGGACGCCTTGGGTGCCGTGAAGGTGACCTACGGGAAGTCCAAGGATCAGTTCGACCGCTCGCCGGATTGGACCGTGATCGTGCGCGCCGCGGAATTGCTGCTGGCCTATGGACCGGGCAGGCCGATCGAGCGGCAGGTGCGGCTGACTGGCGACGTGAGTACGTTCGACGACAAGATCACGCGGCTGCTCGCCACGCCGGCGGGAGTCGAGCTCGCGCGCAATTTGGGACTCGTGGAGCCGATCAAAGATGCGAAACCGAAGGCGAAGCGGGCCGCGCAAACCGAGGGCGACGACAATGCGTAAGTGCCTCATAATCAGCACCCATTTTCGCAATAAGGAATCGCGACCGTCCGATTTGCCGATTTACTCTGTTAGCGATTTAGGAGGACGGTCATTGTGTTATGTTATGACCCCTTTTCACCGATGAGAACGACCCCCGAAACCACTCGCCCCGCGCTCGCAGGGCTGCGAGGCGCGCCCACTGCCGTTCGTGCGACGGACCATGCCAGCCATGGCCGGGAAGGCAAGCCGATTGTCCGCTGGACGATGCTGCGGGCTGCATGGCACTGGCTCAATGTGCGGATGCGCGATTGGTGCCGCGGTTTCACCGATCGTGACGTGTGGACTGTGACGCGGAAGCTGACCGCGGCGCGGACGGGGGAGTGCGTGCCTGTTACCCAGGCCGAATTTCTCGCGCTTCTGGCGATCCGCCGGGAGTCGAGGCTCGAGGACGCGTATATTCGCGTGAAAGTTTCCGCTGACGACGCGCCCGCTGTGCCGTATTCGACGACCAAGCAATGAGCCCCGGAGAAATCATCGACGAAAGTATCAACTCCTGGAAAGCCGGGGTGCGCCATGCGAACGAGCAAGCGGTGAAGACCGGGCTGTACCAAGCTCCGCCCATCGTGATCCGCGAGGGAATCGGCGCAGGGCGGTACATCGCAGTGAGCGTGGATCGACCGAGCGGCTTGGCGCTCGGCCTGTGCTCGGCAGAGCATGACCGCGAGACGAAGCGCACCGTGATTGTTGCCCTCGTCTTGATGGCGCCGGTAGCAATCCTGAGCCTGCCATCGCCGTTCAACGCCTTGGCGCTATCGGATGGCGCCGGCGATCTCGTGGCCGAGATCCCGAACCTTGGCGCCGTAGGCCAGTGGCGCACGCAGGACGCCTGATTTTCCCAACGAACCAACAACCACACCGAAACCATGAACCACGACACCACCCTGACAACCAATCCCGAGGCCCTCGCCACTACGTTCAACGAACTCACCGCGGAGCGCGACCACTACCGGCGCGCCATGCTGAGTGCGCGGGCCGATGCTGACGCCTGCCGACAGAAGGCGGTTGGACTCACCCAGGCAAACGAGGGGCTGATCCGCGAGGTGGCACAACTGAACACCGAGCGCGACACTGCCCGCGCCGAGGAGGAAAAATTTCGTGCCGCCGCATCGGTGCTGTGCGCGAAGCACATCGGCGTGCCGCTGACGAAGTGCCCGGTGTGCGCGTTCGTGGAGGAGCGGAGCGCGCGCAACCTCGTTCGCGAGGAACGTGACGAACTGAAGGGAAAACTCGCGAACAACCCACTGGCGGACACGGTGCTGAACCTCAGCAATCAGCTTCTGGAAGCGACCAAGGAGCACAGCAAGGCCATGGCCCACGCTGATGGGAAGATCGCGACGCTGAAAGCTGAGCTCGTCCAGGCGCGGCTCGTCGCCAACGGCCAGCACACTGCGCCGTGCGTGGCTCGACTCGAAGCCGTGATCGCCGCGGCGCTGAAGGCCGTGGGCGAGGGCGTCAGCGGCGACCTCGACAGCCAGCTACCCGAAGCACTCTACCGCGCGCACCGCATCCTCGCGTTTCAAACGGTGGACGGTGAGCCGGCGCTGCCCGCTGCCCCGCCGGCGAGCAGCCCGGCACCTTGCGAACTCAAGACAACGAACACAACTGCGCACGCGTTTGCCCGTCGCCTCCTCGATGGGCCTGATCTGCCGATCGCGTGCCCGGACGTGAAGACCTACGCCGGAGAAGACGAGGAGCACACGAGCATGCATCCGCCGGGCGTATCTGAGCTTCCCGGTGTAGTAGCGGGCGTGGAGCAAACCGTTCTCGTCATTTCGTGAGCATGAAGCGCATCACCTTCAAAGCACCACTGGCCGGGGCGATTCGCCGCGGGGAGAAGACGGAGACGCGGCGGTTGATCAGTCCGCAGCCCCACCTGCAATGTCGGCAGCTTCATCCGTGGGCATGGCGGGACGACGGCTTCATTGATTGCTGGGTGCCGAACAAAGACATGATGAAGCCGTTGAACACGAAGCGGGCATTCAAGGCGCATACCGCGAATGAAGAAGGTTACTACCGACCGGCCTACCGCCCTGGCAACATCCTCGGCGTCGCGGAGCCGTGGAAAACGAGCAACGCCTACGACCATTTAAGCGGCTCGGAGTTGGTCCGGCTCGGCAGTAAAGACCTCATTCGTTACGAGGCCGATGGCCCTTACGATTATCCGTTCAGCACCGGCCGCTACCGCCAAGCGCGCTTCCTACCCGATGCGTTCGTGAGGACGCGCATTCGCATCATGGGCGTGCAGGCTCAGCGGGTGCAGGAGATCACCGAAGAGGATGCGGAGCGCGAAGGCGTTAAGGCCGGTGGACGATTCCCAATGTCCGCGCGCGGTGCGTTCTCTGACCTGTGGGACACGCTGCACGGGAAGCCGACGAAGAACGCCAAGGGCAAGATCGTTCCCGCCTCCCCGTGGAGCAGCAACCCGTGGGTGTGGCGCTATCAATTCGAACTCGTAACCAACACCAACAAATGACCACCGAACCAAACCCCGAAACGAACATCGTCGCCCTGCCACCTCCCGAAACGCCGCCGCGCGCGGTGCTGGTGTGGACCCGCGAACTCGACCCGCACGAGAACACGGTGCTGATGGCGCTCTCGCACGCCCTCGGTGATGCCGAGGGCAAGCCGTGCTTCTCCTGGGTGACGCACCCTGTCCTGCGGCGCGACGCGATCAAATACAGCGTAGCGGAAAGCGCCCCGGCACTCCTGCCGGACGGCGCGAGCAAACTGCTCTTCGACGATGCGGGCGCCGCACAGGCATGGTGCGAACGGATCGAGACTGAACTTGGCGGCGGAGCACCCGAGTATGCGCAGCCCGAAGCGGAGAGCGCGCCGATCGTGGCGGACAAACTCGGCTACTGCCCGACGCACAAGATCATCGCGCGATGGAGCCGCAATGGCGGCGTGCTCACGCTGTGGCGAGTGTGGGCGAAGCCGGACGACCCGGCGCAGACGCAGGAACGCGAGATCGAGGAAGAAGCGGAATACGAGGCCGCGCTGGTGCAGTGCATCCGGCAACAGTTGCTGGCCGAAGTCGCGCGAAGGATGCTGTCCGGTTGGACGGCACCCATCACCGCGAAAGGCCGTTTCGGTGTGATGACGTTGCAGGTGGAGGTGGAGTTTGTGCGGTGCGTGTCGCTCACGTGGCACCGGCCCGCGGCGCTGCACGGAAACGTGTCGCGCAAGCAGATGGAGCCGTGCATCACCGTTATCCTGGACGCGCCGACACACGACGACATCGTGCGGATGGTGGCGCTCACAGAACGCAGACAGCGGCTCGCGCTCGAGCAGAAAGCCGAGGGCAAGAGCGAGGACGAATTGCGCGCGGAGATCATGGCGAACGCCGCGGCGGCAGGCGTGACCGGTGGCGAGGTGTTGCCCGTCACGCTGGAGGACATGCAGGCCGCGGGCGTTGACCCAACGAAAGGGGTACGGTGATGAGATCGAAAGACGGATGGATAGGCGTCGATCTCGACGGAACACTGGCACACTACGACCGCTGGCGCGGTATCGATCACATTGGGGAGCCAATCCCCGCGATGGTGGCGCGCGTGAAGGCGTGGCTGGAGCAAGGTGTGGCCGTGAAAATTTTCACGGCACGAATGCACGGCCACGGCTCGCCTATCTTGATGAGCGGCGGCGTCACCGCTCCTGCGGATGTGCTAACACCGATCGAGGAATGGTGCGCGAAGCACATCGGCCAAAAACTGCCCGTCACGAACATCAAGGACTTTGGGATGATCGAACTTTGGGATGATCGAGCTGTGCGCGTGCAGGCGAACACAGGAATCCCATGCTGTGGAGGCTACGCAAAACTATGAAATCCCCTCTTCCGATCACCATGTGGGCCGTCATCGTGAAATCTGCCCGCTCGCAGTGGATTCACTGGACGACTCTTGATCGCACCCGCAAGGGTGCATGGGAGAAATACAAGGCTGAGTGGCTGCCCGAGTATCGCCATCGCTGCGAGGAGGAAAAGCGCACAGGCAAAGTGCGCCTCGCGCGAGTGGATGTGGCGGAGCGGAGGCGTAACGCAGAAATCACCAACCACTGAACTGGCGAATTCTATGAGTGCAAAAACAGACGAGAAATTGAAATCGGCGAGCGTTGGATCGCAACTCCAACGCATCCGTGATCGCGCGGCCACAATTCACGCGGAGGCCAAGCAAATCCTAATCGACGCAACGCACTGGAATGAGTGCGTGCGAAAGGAAAATGAAGAACCGATAGACGCCGATCCCGATGGCTCCGTGGAACGGACGGTAGCCTACACGTCCGATGTTATTCGGCAGTGTGATGAGAAACTCGCCGCCCTTAACGAAAAGCTGAGCGACTGCCCATGAAAACGCCTCCGAAATCACACAAGACGCGCGAGGGCAGTTCGCTCCGGCGCATGGTTGGGCGTGCGTTGCGCGATCTCGGAAAAGCGCGCATGGGACTCGGCGAGGCTCACGGCGAGGCGCATGCGACACGATCGCCCATGCTCGACAGAATCAGGACTCTGCGCGCGCTGGTGGAGTCAGTGGATGACCTCGCCTACCAACTGGCTCGCGACCTAGAGCGCACGCCCAACGAACCAAGCTCTGCGACTGCGGGGCAACAGAAAGGACAACCAAATGCCGACTGACTCCAATAGCACTGAGGACGCGCGCGAAGAACTGCGTAGCAGTTCGCAGCAGCGCGTGGGTAGGTGCCGCGAACAAGAGCCAAGCACCGCCGAAGCAAGTGAAGCGGCGGGCGGTGGGGAGCGGGAGGAGAAGCTGCACAAGCCTCGCAAGCGCCAGCACTGCCGACTGTGCGGACAGCACATCGCGCCCGGAGAACCGTGCCGAAGCTGGAGCGGAGTCGAACCCGGAGAAGGCTGGTGGAGAAGCTACGCGCACCCCGAATGCTACGCGCAGACCGAAAAGGAAAAGTGGGACTACGGCGACTGGGAAAGCTGCTATCCGGGCGACATGGAACGCCCGAAGGTGGCGGAGGCGGCGGCTGGCGGACGTGATAGCGCGTCTGAACACAGCGGCGCTCAGGCACCTACCAGCGTATTGAGCAACCCGCCGTTGGATAATCCATGAGCCGGCACTTCACTGACGACCAACGGATGCGGATGTGCGGGAACAAGACGCGCTACGCCGACAAGAAAGCGGCGCGCACGGCGATCAACTGCGCGATGCGGAACCGGGGCCGGCACGGGAGACCGAACAGCCTGCGCGCGTATCCGTGCCCGCTCTGCCGCGGGTGGCATCTGACGAAAGGGGATAACGAATGAGCATGGACTATCCGCGGGCGTGGCAGGTTGCACGGGCGACTTTGCCCGGATCGCACGACCAGCGGTGCAGTTACCGTCAGACTACGGGTGGAATTCTCTGCGACTGCCACATCATCACGAAACATGCTGAGTATCTCGACGACGAACTTCATACCGTCGATGGACACACGCTCAAACGCGAGCCCCTGAAAGTTGTAGCTTTCCTCCAAAATCAATGGGTGCGCGATGCTGAGCGGGTGAAGGAATCACTTCGCCGACGCGGTGATGACTACCGCCGGCGGTTCATCCGGTACGCATTGTTTGCGGGGTGCGTGACGGGGCAGAGGATCAAGGCTCAACTTGGCTCGTTGATCGACTCGATCGTGTGGGACGAGTGCTCGCGCGAGATCCACGACAATCCCCGCACGATTCCAAAAGCTGACTTCGAGCACATCCGGATGACACTTGCCGCCGAAGACCCCGCGCTCGTGGTCACGTTTGGCCGCATTGCGAGTGATGCTGTCGGGAGAGTGTGCAACGTCGAGATTATCCGTTCACCGCACCCAGCGTATCGGTGCGCGCGGGATAAGATCGCCTTCGAGTCGGCGATGCAGACACTGCGCGAACGGTTGGCCGCAGACAGTTAGTATGATAACAAACGCCGATGCCTCTGCCCATTGACGCACAACTCCTCTCCCTCGCCGTGCAGGCGAACCCGGGAGTGTGGTTTGAAACCGAGGGCCGGATTCGCGGGGTGAGCGGGCGGCTCGAGTCGCCGCGGATGAACATCGTGCAGCGGCGGATCAACGCGGCGTTCATCGGAGCGCGGAAGCGCGGGCGGCCGGTGCGCATCATCGGGCTGAAGCCTCGCAAGCGCGGTTTCTCGACAATGGTGAGCGCGATTCACCACGCCGAGCTTTGCAAACACAGTTTCGAGGGCGTGGTGGTGGGCAACAAACTCGACACATCGTCCACCGTGATGCGGATGATGAAGGTGTACGCGGAGAACGACGCCTTTTTGAAGCGCGGCGAGTGGGGCAGTGCGGTGAAAGCTGGTGAGGAAAAAATCGCGTGGACTCATGGCAGCCTTTGTACGCAATCCACGGCGATGGGCAGCGGCTCGATCCGCGGTCAGACCCCGCAGTTTGTGCATGGCTGCGTACCGCCAGGCACTCCGGTAATCGTGGAGGACGGCAAAATTGTCCCGATTGAGGAGGTGCAAGTTGGGACAGCGGTATTCACGCACAGCGGCGCGCGCGCAATCGTCACGGCGTGCATCGGCCAGCCCAACTACAAAGGGGAGATGCTACGCATCACGCCGTGGCTCGGCGACGCAATCTGCTTCACGAAGGAGCACAAGATTCCGACTCGACGCGGCGTAATCGAAGCGCAGGACGTCACCGAGGATGACGAGCTATGCCTTCCGATCCGCGTCATCACTCACACCATCAAGCGCACAAAACTGCCCGCCACAAAAGAGCGGTCGCAGCACGGAGGGCGCGGAGGGGCTGGGGCTGGCGCGTCGCTCGCATTGACCGAAGATGTTGGGTTTGCGTGCGGATATTACCTTGCCGAAGGCTCAGTTTTTGGGCGCGGAGATTACATTGTCGGCGTTAACTTCACCCGGCACCGGTTCGAAGCGGACTACGCGGAGAAAGCTTGTGGCGCCTTCCGCAGATTCTTCACTACGCGAAGAACGGACATGCGCGAGGGAACCCAGGCGACTAACGAAGCCTGCTACGGGGCGCCGATCGCGCAGTGGCTCGCCGCTGAATTTGGGCGGGGCGATGGAAAACGGATTCCAGATTGGGTGTTTAACGCTGGCGAGGCGTTCTGCAGGGGCCTTCTTCGAGGCTTGCTCTGCGGCGACGGTAGTAAGGGACGGGAGAAAACAGGCGGCTACGACATTGCGCGGATGGTGCTCACGGCAACCCGCTCATCGTTGGCGTCCCAGGCCCGCGACATTGCCGGCGCGCTCGGCTATGGTTGGGCATCTATTCGCAGCAAGGACGCCGGGCGGCATTACGGGCGGAATTGCAAAAAAGTGTGGCGCGTGGTGTGGACTGGTGAAGCCGCACGAAAATTACGCTCACTCATCGGCGCAAGCGAAGTAACCGGGGGACGTCGGCATATTGAAAAATACCGAATCGCTGATGGGCGCGTGTGGATCAAGGTGCGGAAGATCGAGCGCGGCATTGAGGTGCCCTACATGTGGGATTTGTCCGTCGATCACCCGGACCACACCTTTCGCACACCCTCGTTCGCGATCGGAAATACAGAAATGGCGCATTGGGAGGGCGAGGAGGAGACGTTCATCGCGCTGATGAACGCGATTCCCGACACACCGGAATCGTGCGTGTTCCTCGAAAGCACCCCGAAGGGCCAAGGCGGGCGATTTTTCGAGATGTGGCAGGGTGCGCGCTGGCCGGATGCCATCGAATGTCCGGACGAAGACGAGTATTGGCGGCAGTGGGCGGCGCTCTGCCCGCAGCAGGAGGATGATTCGCTCTCCGAATACGATTTTGTGCGCGTGTTCGCCGCGTGGTTCGAGTTCGAGGAAGCGGCTTCTCGGCTGGACGACGCGCAAAAGGACCACATCCGGCGCACGCTCGACGCGAAGTCATGGTACTACGGCGAAAAGGCGTTGATCGAAGCGTATGGACGGACGCGCGAGGACGGATCGCAGGTGCTCGGACGCGAGGTGCACGAGTTCGACGTTTGGGAACAACTCGCGTGGCGCCGGCAGACGATTAAAACCAAGTGCAAAGGCGACCCGCGGGTGTTCGACCAGGAATATCCACGGGATCCGGAAAGTTGTTTCCTCGCCTCGGGCAACCCGGTGTTCGACGCCGACGCGATCGCGCACTTGCAGAGCATTTGCAGCGTATCGCCACGGGCGGGGCAGATCGATCGCCCGGACGAACAATCGCTCCGCGCGGTGTGGCGCGAGTGCGACCCGGACGATGCCACGTTTCAGTGCTGGGAAACGCCGCGAATCGGGTGCCGCTACATCATCCCCGTGGACACCGCGGAAGGGAATGACCAGACCAAAGGCGATGACCCCGACCGGCACAGCGTGCCCGTGCTTCGGGCGCCCTACATCGATGCCAACGGCACAAATTGGCGAATGAAAGTGGTGGCGCGGGTGAAACCGCCGTGTCGGATGCCGATTCACGCGCTCGTAGGAGCCGTGCACGCGCTGAGTTTGTTCTACGGCAACGCGATCGTGATTCCCGAGATGAACAACACGGGGCTCGCGTTTCTCGTGCTCGCGAAGGAGCGCGGGATGAACCTGTGGAAACGCGTCGATATCAATCCGCGCAGCGGCAAGAAGGAGGAAAAGTTGGGCTGGCGCACCACGGACACGGCGGACTACGGCGGGTTGCGGACGCTGATCATCGAGCGGCTCGGCGAAGTGCTGCGCGAGAAGGCGATCGATATACACTGCCCGCACATCGTGGGTGAGCTGGCAAAATTCGTGGATAACGAGGGCCGGAAAGAAGCGGGTCGCGGCGCGCACGATGACGATGTGCTGAGTCTCGCGATCGGCGTGTACAACATCGAAGCGGCCTCAGCGATGGAGCAGATCATCGTGCCGAAGAACGTACCGCCGGACCTCGCGCGATTGATGGCGATGAACGGTGATGATGCACGGCTGGCAATGCGCACTTGACGTTCCATATGGAACACGCAACGAATCCCGAAACGAAAACCGCGGGGTAGCTAAGTGGCAAAGCACCGGACTCATAATCCGGCACACGTGTGTTCGAATCACACCCCCGCAACCAAACTCAATCCGAACCAACAACCTCCTCAAAACTATGCCTCACGATCGCAACGGAAACATCCTCAATATCGGCGACGCAGTATTGCTCCCCGCTCGCGTCACGCACATCACACCGAACGACACGGCGTGCAACGTTACCATCGAAGCGACGCAGCCGGACGATGACGCGAACGAATACAAACCGCAGGTGACGTGCAATGCACGCAGTGTGTTGCTGTCGCCATCGGCTGTCGAAGATATCGTCGGAGCCGCAGCCCTGCGCGCCGCGCTCGATAAAGCTCTCGCTGAGGAGGAACTGGCGACGCACGAAGTGGAGAAGGCCCGTGAGCAACGCGATGCGGCGCAGGCTCAACTCGCCGAGATTTCCTGCGAGGCGATCGAATTCAACGCCGGACTAGCGCTCTACCGCGAAGGCAAGCCGCTCCCCGATGCCGCAAGCCCTGCCGCGCGCCTCGGACATTCACTGCTCAACACGGAGCATGTCTTCGACGCTGAGCCTCAACCGCCGATCGACAATGAGCACGTCGCACCCGGCGCAGAGCAGTTTGCGGTGGGTGGCACGACCGCGAAGACGAAAGGCCTCCCGTTTGGCACCGCGATCGAAGCGGCGAAGGCTGGCGCCCGGATTGCCCGCGAAGGCTGGAACGGCAAGGGGATGTTCGTCACGCTCAAGAAGGGCGCGGTGGACGACTCGCTCGCGCCACTGAAGGGCAAAGTGGACGGCGTGGATGTGAACCTTTTCGACCGGCACGACCCGGGCGTGGCGACGCGCCTGCCGCACCTCGCGATGCGCACGGCCACGGGCAGCACGCTCAACGGCTGGCTCGCGTCGCAGACGGACATTTTGGCGGAGGATTGGACGATCCTCGACTAACGGAATTCACCACACCGAGAAAGGGGCTGGCGTTGTTGTAGCACCCTGCGAATCCGGTTGAGCCTGTGCTGGCTCGGCCTCGCAGTGAACAGCGCCAGCCCCGCTTTGTTCGGTATTGAATGCCGAACGGGATGTGGTAGAAGCGCGGACATGCCGCAACCCGCCTTCTCTGCGCCATCGCTCAACCCTTCCAGCGAAGACACTGGCTTCACGGAATACCTCAACCGGCACGGCAACCTGCTCGGCGGCGCGTTGCATCCGGCGACCAACACGTTTTTTGGCGGACAGTTCAAGGGCAAGACGCCGGGGCAGGCGCGGGAAATTTTGCTCGGCATGTATCGCGGCGGGCAGACGCCGGGAGCGGGACGCGGGCCGGGGGGCGGACTCACGACAGGCAGGGTGCAAGGTGGCGGGGGACTCACGCCGCAACGGACGTGGGACTCGTGGTTTGGCGGGGGCGGTATTCAGGGATCGCGCCACAACATCGCCAGCGTGGAAGCCGCCGCGAAGAACGGAACCGCTTTTTCGCCCAGCCGAACGGTGCTCGATCGATTCACTGGCGTTTCGCCGAGCACGAAACCGAGATCGCCGCTGCCCACGACAGATGATCTGCGTGTAGCAGTGCCGCTCGACCAGCAAATAGCAAACATCGGCAAGCCGAGCGGTTCGCCGCCGCCATCCGGGGCGCGGACGGTCAGTGCAGCGGCGTTGGCGGGGATGGGCTACAATCCAAATCGTACGCCGGGACTTCTCCCCGGACAGGAAGACCCGGTTCGACGACTGACCCCCACGACGGTCAGCGCGAGTGATCTTGCGGCGAAGGGCTACGATGCCAACCGCACCCCGGGGCTGAACCCATCGGAACCTGATCCGGCGGAGAAAATGAAACGCGTAGCCTCGAAGCCGTGAAGCAATGGCGATCCGCACCTTTGAGGACGACGAAGATGAGACGCTGACGGGCACCGCGCCCAAGCCACTCGCGGAAACGATCGAGCCGCCCACCGTGACGCGAGCACGCGCCGCGTTGAATCCGAGCATCGACACCTCGCGCGGGGACGCGACGCAATTTCGCGGCGACGTCGCGAATTGGTTTGCACCGGAGGTGAAGGCGGCGACACGCGCGAAGGAACGCGCGGCGGATGCGCAAGATGTGCTCGACCGCTTCACGACGACGCAGGCGGCAAAGGCGCAGGCGGCGAAGGTGAAGGAGCAGGCCGCTGCGAACAAGCAGGCCAAGAAGGACGACAAGGCGCGAGTCGAAGCGGACTTTCGCCAGCGCGGGGTGCAATTTTTCACCGACGCGAATGGTGACATTCAGCCGGACAAAGACGAGGCCGGGAACATCCGTTTTCACAGGAAACAGGGCGACATTCAGTATGACGAAAAGACGGGCGCGGCCTTTCGCGAGAATCGCACGGAGAAAGGAACGAAGGAACGCGAAGACCTGGACGCGAACGCCCCGATCGCGCCGCACGCCAAACAGCCCGGGCGGTTGTTCAAGCAGAACAAAAAGACGCCATGGACCGACCTCGGCACGATCGAGGACGGATTGCAGAGCGACGATCCCGCGATTCGCGCCGCAGCGGAAGCGGCGCGGCCCGGCCTGCAAGAGCATCTGACCAAGGCGGCCCGTGCGGGATTTGTGCGCCGGCGGCAGGAGATCGGTGCCGAGGAACTGGAGGCAGCGAAGGCGTTCGGGGCCGCGAAGACGCGGAGCGAAGCGATCGCGACGCGGATTGCCGAGCTCGAGCCGATTGCCAAACAGCAAGAAGGATGGATCGGATTCCAGAAACCGACCGCAGCGGCGAACGCGGCGAAGACGGAGATGGATGCGCTTTTGGCAGAGCAGGGGAATTTGCCGATCGCCGACCGCAGCGCCGAGTTCAAAGAGCGGCGCGAACGCATCACGCTTGAAACCGAGGCGTTCAACGCCAGCGTGGCGAAGCTCGGCAGTGTCGAGGCGGCGGCAGAGGAACGGCGGGAGGAGATCGCGGCTGAGGGCGGCGATCCCGACACGGACCCGGTGTTGCTGGCGCTCGACGAGGCGCGGGAGAAAGCGGGACTGCCCAAGCGCGCTGACTCCGAGAAACTGAAGCAGCAACGCGGAGAAGCGGCGTTGCGCGAGCGCCCGGAGTTCGATGCCTTGCTGAACGAGCGCGACGCGTTGAACGCCGAAGCTAGCCGGCGCAATGATGGGCTGAGCGCACGGGCGGCGGAAATGGAAGCGGGCCTCGCACCGCTCCGCGCACAACTGGACGAGGGCGAAGCGCAATTCAACGAGCACTCTACCCAGGCCGAGGGTGCACGAGCCGAGCTCGAAAAACTTTTGCCCGGCGAAGGCGACTTGGGCGCGCGGCTGGGTGCGATGAAGCCGGCGGAGTTTCTGCGCGTGCAACCCATCCTTTCGCGCCTGAATGCGAGCGAAGAAGCGATGCGGCGGATTCAGGGCACGCTCTCGCCGATGCGCGATCAATTCAATGCGCAGGTGCAGGAGGGCAACGCAGCGTTGAGCAAGGAACAGGAATCGGCGCGCACCGCGATGCAGGAACGATACGACGCGCTCAATGGGAAGCTCGACGCGGCGAACACGAATCTCGCCCAGGAGGCACTGCGCGCGAATCTGCCGACTCTCGGTAAACAGGCACTGGAGGCGGACGCGACGCTGGAGAAGCAGATGCGCGACCGACTCGCGAGCGATCCGGCCTATCGCGAGCGATTGCAGGGAATGACGCACGGCACAGGGCGGCGGCTGGACCTCATTGAACTCGCCGCAGTGGACGCGAAACATCCCGAGATGCTGGACGACTTCGCGCGAGCGAAGCGATCCACGGCAATGCGGGCGAGAGTCGATGAAGACTTTGGGCGCGAGCAACTGCTCAACAAAATCGAGCAGCCACTTTGGCGAGACATCTCGCATGGACTGATCCGCGGCACGGCGAAGTTTAGCCTGCCAGGGATGGCGCTCTACGGAATCGAACTGGTGGAGGGTTTGATGGCGCCGATGTCCGACGCGATGACCGGCCAGAAATCGACGGGGACGGCGGCGAGCCTCAACGCACGGATGGAGGAAGGGCTCGAGCTTCTATTTCCTCGCAGCACGGACGCACCGGAACTGATGAGCACCGACGCCGAGGGGAAACTCGCGGTGGACTGGAGCGCGTTGAAGAAAGCAGGGTGGTGGGCGAATAACCTGCCGGAGAATGTACCGCAGTTTGTCAGCACCATGGGCGTGCTGGGGTTGGCGGAGAAATTCGCGCTCGGCGGTAAATCGGTGAATACGGCCCGCGCCACATTGCGCGCGGCGCAGACCGGGGAGCGCATCGCACCCGAAGCGTTGAAAGCGGCCGAGAAGACGCTGCGTAGTTTTCAGCGACGGCTCGCCGTGGGCACGGGGATGCTGATGGAGTCGCAGGCGCAGATCGAGGATGCGCGCGAACACCGCGGCGGACGACTGACCACGAGCGATTATGCGCTGGCGACGGCCACTGGATTGTTGGCGGGCAGCCTGGAAGGAGTGAACGAGGCGGCGATGTTCAACCAACTTCGCAAGCTCTTCGGCGGGGCGGCGAAACCCGCGCAGGAAGCGGCCAAGCAGGAAATTTCCCGGTCGCTGACCGAATTTGCGAAGCGGCTCGCGAAGGGCGCCGCGCCACAGATGGGTGTCGAAGCGGTCACCGAGGTGCTGCAAACCGGCATCGAAAACGCAGCGGCAAAGCTCGGCTGGGATCCCGAGCGTGACGTGCGCATGGGGATGCTGGAGGCGGCAATCATTGGCGCGGTCCTGCCGGCCGCGGCCTACACCGCGGGGCAGGCCGTGGACGTGCAGCGGGGCAAGCGTGGCCTCGACGCGCAGCAGGCTGCGCAGCGATCGACGATCGACGAACTGGCGACGATGCACGGGATGTTTTCCCCGGACGTGGTGCAGCAGAGCGTGGCGATGGTGCCGACGGACAGTGCGCGGGCGCTCGGCGCACAGGACACGAGCGATTTGCATCTGCGGGTGGCCGAGATCGACGCGGAGATTCAGGCGAAGCAGGATCAACTCGCAGCCCCGGCGAAAGCGGGACTCGTGGACCGGGCGCTGGGAGCGGATCGCGAAGCGCGCAACGCGACCAGCCAGAGCATCATCGAACTTTACGAGCAGCGGCGCCAACTGATCGACGCGGGCTTTGCCTCGCGCGAGCTCGCAGACGCGGCGGAGCAAATCGACAGCCTTCCCGGCAGCGAAAAGTTTGCCGGGCAAGACCCGTCCGCGGTCGCAGCGACGCAGAACGTGGCGCGCGGCCTGGTGAAGCTCGCAAGCGGGCAGCCGATGGAGGCGTTGACGGCGGCGGAGCGTGCCGCCGTGGAAGCGCCCGCGCCGGATGGATTGCCACGCGTGGAAGAGGTGGCTGGTCAGATCGTCATCACGCAGGGCGCGATCGATCGTCTCCGCGACGTGGCCCCCGCCGCGGCGACGCTGATCCGCTCGAGCGAGGCGGAGCGCCGAGCCGCCATACTGCAACCGCCAGCAGAAGAAACAGCAGAGCCAGCGACGAGCGGTAAAGTAGGCACCACGCAGCAGCCACAAGGCACAGGGACAGGAGAATCGGCTTCATCGTCAGGGCAAGACGGCGCCGGAGTGTCGGCGTCCACAGGAATTTCGCCAGCCCGAGAATTGAGCGATCCCGAGACGCGCCGGGCGCGAGTGCTGGCCAAGGCGCTCACCGGGAAAGGCGTCGATGCCGCCGAGGCGGAAGCTTTCGCAAAGCAATACGTGATCGAGCACGGGCAGGCAGAGGATATCGGTGTGCAGCGCCCGAAGTTCGAGCAAGCCTTTGCCGAGCGCGGGCTGCCGAGTTTCGAGGTCGAGGTGGAAGGCGAAGCCTCGCCCCGTGTGGTGAGAGCGGCCACCGAGGACACCGCGCGCGAACTCGTGGCCGGCGACCCGAAAACCAAAGGGATGGTGCGCGGTGTGGTGAAGGTGGCGGAGGCTCCTCAAAAAGCGAAGCAGCCCAAGGCCAAGCCAACCACAGCGGCAAAACCAACGGCCCCGCCGGCGAAGAAGAAGCCGAGCGAGGAAGACGACTTTTTCGATCAATCCCGCCAAGTGCTCGAACGGCAGCGCGGGACGGCCTTGGACAAACAAACGACGGACCAACTGCGGGAGGCGGTCCGGCAGATTTTCCCGGCGCTGAAGCGCTGGCGTGGTGCGTTTAGCGGGCTCGGCTGGAGAGCGGACAGCGTGCAATCGGGCGGGTTGTTCCTCACGCCGGACGGCACGCTGGGGCTCTCGCTCGAGGACATCCTGCGCGAACGCCGCATCTACGAAGAGGGCGGCGGCGCAGAACTGGCCGTGCTCGAGGAGGCGGTGCACGCGCTGTCGGAGGATTTGCACCGGCGCAAGGTGATCGACCTGGACGCCATCTGGAACGAGTGCCCGGAGGCGATCAAAGCCGCGGTGCGCGCGGCCTACAAGGCAGACAATGACTACCAGCATTCGCGGGAGTTCTGGCGGATGCTCATCCAGGGTCGGCTCAACCTCGGGCCCGGCGGGTGGAGCATCGACGGCAAGCCGATAGTCACTGAACAGATCAACCCCGGTTTCCTCGCCACCATCCGCAAGGCGCTGGCAGAGCTTTTCAAGGTCTTCAGCGACCTTCGCCGGAGCCTCACCGATGCGGGCGCCAGCCAGGATTACATCACCGAAGTGGAGCGGGCGCGTGATTTGACCCTAGAGCGGATCAAAGAAATCGATGCCTACGGCAAAATTTCGCCTGACGCTGGACCTGCTGCGCCGTCTTTAAAGGGTGATGAATCCGCTCAAGCCAACGCCTCGATTCCAAATCAACCCGCTGCTGTGCCCGAAACCGCCCCCGGAAGTGAAGGCGGACCCGGTACAGATGCAACAGTGGAGGGCGGACCTGTTCGAAGCATGCTGCCTGATGACGGACGTGGAGGCGCTGATTCGCAGCGTGAAGCCGGGGGACGCGGACCGGAAGATCCCGGCGCAGGTGCGGTAGGCGACCCGCTCGGCGAGTCCATCACGCTCGGCGGTGAGGTGATCCCGCTCGGCGCGGCATGGGAAGCGGCTGACCAATCCGGCACCGACGTGTATCGCGGCAAATGGGCGCTGGTGCCGCTCGATCGTGTGGACGTGCAGCGCCAGCTTGGCGAAGGGCAGAACCGCATCGATCGCGTCGAAACCGGGCGCGCGGCCCGGGTGGAGATGAAGCGCAATCTGCACGCGGGGAATGTGCGGCTGAAATGGAGCGACTCGCCGGGCATCGACACCGGTGCCCCGGTAATGGAAACCAACGGGCGTGTCTTGAGCGGCAATAATCGCACGCTCGCGCTGCTCGAAATGCAGGAGGAGCAGGGCGGCAAGGCCGCGATCTACGACCAGGCCGCACGCGCCGAGGCGGCAAAGCTCGGGTTGGACACGAACGCGTTTCCCGGACGGGCCGTCGGTCTTATCCGTGTGGTCGAGCCGGGCTTGAGTGGGCGAAGCACGGAGGAGTTTGTGGAGCAAACCAACACGGCGGCGGTGGAGCAACTGAGCGAGGCGGACAAAGCGGCGCAGGATCGGGCATTGCTCGGCGAGCCGGGACTGCTCGAAAGCCTCAACCCGCTGGAGGATGGACGGTTCAATACCGATTTCCTCAACGCCTTCGATCGGGCGCTGGGCAGCCCGAAAGAATTGCGCAAACCGGACGGCGCGCTTGATCTCGCCAAAGTGGAGCGCCGGGCGCAGGCCGCGCTGCTCTCCCATCTGCTCGGCACCGGCCAAGGCGCGGATGCAGTGCTCGTATCGCTCCTGAGCAACCTGACCACGCCGGGGGTGAAGCAGGTGGTGGCGGGACTGGCGAAGGCCGGGCCCGCACTACTGCACGCGGCGGCGCTCAATCCCGACGTCGCCGGCCGAGTGATCGCCACCACGGGGCGTGCGTTGACCATGCTGCTGGACTACCGGCGCGCGCGTGACGCCGGCGAAGTGCAAAGCGTGCGCGACTGGCTGGCGCAGGGGAATCTTTTCGAGAGCGCGCCCGATACGCTGTTTGAGAAGGTGCTCGAGCGGCTGAGCACGGCGCGCAGCGCAAACGCGGTGAGCGAGTCTTTCCTGCGCTTCGCGAAGGCGATCGAGGACTATGGCGACCCCGGCCAAGAGCGGCTTTTCGGGCCGGAACCTGCGCCGGACCCGCTGGCGTTTCTCGGCACCCAACCGCAGACATCCACGGTGGCTGAACGCCTGTGGGACATCGCGCAAGCCGAGCCCATGGAGAACCGCGCGCTGACCGCAGAGGAGGTGGCGCGGTGGAGCCGGGTGTATCGCACGCTGCACGAACAGGAACGCGCTGGCACACCGCTCAATGGCGGGCAGCGGGCGATGTTCGAACGCGCGGAGCGAATGCTCGGGCAGCGGCTGATGTTTGGCGATGAGACGAAAGCGGCGCGGCCGATGGAGGAGTTCCGGCTCGAGCAGGAGACGGTGAGAGTCGCGGAGCCTCGGGCAGAACAAGGGATGCTCTTTACGCAGCCGCAGGAAGACGCGCAGACCGTGGCGGATGCCACCCCGACGCGTCCCGCGGGCACGATGGCGGAGGCAGGGGCGGCGGTGTCTGCGTTGATCGGGGAACCGATCACCAACCGCGATGATGGCATGGTTGCGACCATTTCCGGCAACACTGCCAGCAAGATGCTAAGTGGGAGCGCGCTGAAAAAATCCGTGAGCCCCCAAGCCCACTTCGCTGCCGTGGCGCACGTCGATCAGTTGTTTGCCGGAGGGGTGCGCGGCGCGAGCGGCCCGGACATCGACGGCGATCCCAACATTCGTGCGATGCACCGCTATTATGCGCCGCTGCGATTTGGGGGCGAAACCTTGCTCGCAAAACTCACCGTGAAGGAGTTCGCGAGAGCATCGGAGGGGAACCGCATCTACAGCGTGGAAGCACTGGAAATAGTGAAGCCCGCAAGGAACTGGGTGGCCTCCATCTCCGCTCAAGAGCGGCGGAATTACACCCCACAAGCGGGCTTCGAGGAGAAGATACTGGCGAAGATCGATGCGGTCAACCGTGCCGCTGACGACACTCTACGCTCGCAGCCGCAGCAAGCCGCCTCGCCAGAAACGGCTCAGCAACTTACTGACGATGAGCGCATGGCCCGCGAAGGAGGGAAGCGAATTTTTGATCTCGGCGATGGCTTGCAAGTGACCCGAGCCGGTGGGGAGACGCGGCGCGAACTCCTGGACGAAATCTGGCCGATGTATCAACGGGCCTACGGTGCGATCGGTGCACAGTACAGCAGCCCGGAGGCGTTGCTTTCTGAGCCCACTCTTTTTGATGTGGTGCGCACCGCCGATGGGCGCGCGCTCGCGTTCAACGTCAACAAAATCACAGATTGGGGTTACAAAAGCGTGGCCTCGGGGCAGGATGGCACCGAGGAGGGAAAGCGCGCATGGCGCACGAATCATCGGCGCTTAAAGAACGAGGGCTACTACGGCGAGTTCAGCGGCGCGCCTCGTCACATCGCGGAGAAGGAGAATCTCCCGACCGTTCCAGCGGCGGAAGCAGCTCGCATCCTCGGCAAGACGGTGGCAGCGCTTCCCGATGGGGAGGCATACACCCGAGAAATTACAATTAAGGGGCTGACGGAGCCGCACGAGAAGCGTATGTTTGGCTTGCCCGTACTATGGAAATCTCGGATCACACCAAGCGAATCATCGATGAGCTCAAGCGAGCAATCGACGACCCCAGCACCCCCGATGAACAGCGGGCCGAGTACCGAGACGAACTCGCCGCCATCGCCGACGGATTCGCCCACGAAGACGTCCTCTCCGACGACGAGCGAGCCGAATACTCCGCAGATCGGCAGCAGCGAGGCTGACACGCTCCGATCTCAGCCGCAAACGTTCGATCTCGGCACGCGCGGTCTGGAGTTGTTCGACCGGCTTACCCCGCAACAACAGGCAGTAGCGATTGATCTGGCGCGGCGGCTCTCGGAAGCGAGCGCGGCAGACAAGGCTGCCACTGCCGCCAATCCCTCGCCGACCGAGCCGCAAAAGGAGGCAGGAAATTACCGCAAAGGGCACACGCGGATTGCCGGGCTCGACATCAGCATCGAGAACGCCGCAGGCAGCGAGCGGAGTGGCACGGATGGCGACGGCAAGGGGTGGAGCGTGACGATGGGCACGCACTACGGCTACATTCGCCGCACCGAGGGGAAGGATGGCGATCATGTGGACGTGTTGATCAAACCCGGCACCCCGGACGACTGGACGGGCACGGTGTACGTGGTGAACCAACCAAAGCGCGACGGCGGCTTTGACGAGCACAAAGTGGTGCTCGGCGCGGCCACCGAGGAAGAGGCTCGCGCCCTTTATCTGTCGAATTATTCGCCGGGCTGGAAAGTGGGGACGATTGCGCCGATGGCGATGGACACGTTCAAAACGTGGCTGGCAAAGGGTGATCTCACGAAGCCTGCACGGGTACCGCGCGCTGCGTATGGATGGGTGAGCACCGGGACACCGGCTGAGCTCGTGCGGAGCAACCTCGCTCGCGCTGACGCGATAGCGGCCACGTTCGATAATATCCCAGGCGTAGAGCCGGACGATGTGCGGCAAGTGGCACGAACGGCGCTCTTCCGGGCGGCGCGCACTTACGGCGAAAATCCGAGGAGCGATGAGTTCGGCGGGCTGGCGGCGACAGCGATCAAGAACGCGCTGCGCTCGTTCTACCAACAGCGGACGCGTGATCGCAATGTGCCGACGCTCGACGTGCAGCAGGATGAAGACGCGGCGCCCGGCTCGGCGCTCGTCGCCGAGCAAAGCGCGGACGTGGTGCGCAACGCGACCCGGGACGAGGGCTTCGGGGTGCTCCGCGAACTTGTCGCTGCCCTGCCCGGGCATCTGCGAACGGTGGTGGAGGGCGTGATGGACGGCGACAGCTACACGGAGATTGGCGCGCGCATCGGCGAGGGGATGACGAAACAGGGCGTGCATAATCGCCTCAAGATCGCGAACACGCGGCTCCGGGCGGCGCTGTCGCAGCGTGGCGTGAAATCGCCGGACGATCTGATTCTGCGCACGCAACCGCAGACGGATGAACAAGGGAACGTGGATCCCGTGGCGGAAACAATGCGACTGCTCGACCTCGATGCACTCGAAGGGTTGACTGCGCGTGCCGCCGCTGAGCCCGCGGGCAGCTTCAACGTGGGGCGTCCGGACCTCGCGCTTGGCGCCGAAGGACCGGGCATCCGTGCCTTGCACGCCTGGCACACGGCCACTTTGACGAAGCAGACCTTCGAAGAGTGGGACACCGCTGCGGAAGAACTACTCGCCAATCCCGAGTCGGCCAAGGCGTTTGCGGATGACCTCACGCGGCGGTGGCTCAATGGGGATCGCCTACGGCCTTATGAGGTGCGGGCTGCGCAAAAGCTGCTCGTGGACTTGCAGCAGGCCAGCGGGACGGATTCCGCAGCGAAAGAGCGGTTCTACACGTTTGGCTACGCGTATGCGAAGATCGGCGCCGACACGGCCCGCGAGCTCGCCGCACGGCGCGATCCATTTAAGACCCCCGAGGAGCGCACCCAGCAGTATCTTGCCGAGGCAGTGACCGCCATCGACGCCGAGACGCAGGCGAAGATCGATGCACTGAAGCCCGAGGAGCGCGTGACCGCGCTGCAGGCGGCGTTGCGCGAGCGGAAGACCAAAGTGGATGCGGCGATCGAGTCGGTGATGGGCAAGGGCGTGACGATGGACGACATTCTCACCGGCCAGGTGGTGCTCCGTCTCAAAGGCGCGCCCATCGTGCAGAACATCATCGAAAGCTTCGACGAAAAGAAACAGCGGGCGTTCCGACTCTTGCAAGGTGGCTCGAAGACTTTCGAGGACGTGGCGAAGGAAGTGAAACTCACGCCGAAGGAAGTCGAGGCGGTGCGCGATGAATTTGTGGCCGAGTTTCGCCGACGGCATTTCGAGAAGTTCAAACGCGGGCTGAAAGCCGATCAACTCGAAGTGCAGCCCGGCCTGCTGGCGCAGCCTCAGACGGCGGATGACGCGGCCAGCGCCGACGCCGAGGCGGAATTTCAGCGCGCGCTCAAGATGATGGGCATCGTGAGCAAAGCGGAGCAGGGCAAATACAAGGTGGTGAAACGCCGGCGCCGTCCGCGGCCTGCGGGCAGTTCGTCTGCGACCTACACGGGACCGGTGCCGTCGGATCGCCCGATTGGCCCGCCGGCTGACCGGCAGGGCGACTTGCTCAATCCCGAGCGGAACAAAGACCGCTCGCCCACTGGTGCGCTCCCCGTGGGCGGCACGTCTGGAAGCCAAACCGAGGTGTTCGGCGAGGCAACCAGCGCCGATCGCGCACCGACCGGCATCGATCCCGTGGACTTGACGGATGGGCGACAGGAGAGGCTCGATCTGCCGTTCGAGGAGTGGATTTATCGGCGGGAACTCGTGGAGCCGGCGCTGGCGGCGCGGGTAGTGCGCGCCATTCAGACCGTGAATGGTCCGGCGGATGCCATGCTCTACGAATACTGGATCAACGCGATCCTGAGCGGACCTCAAACGCATGTGGTGAACATCCTCGGCAACGCCGTCTCATCGGTCCTTGATTTCACCGTCCAGCGCGGAATGGAGGCGTTCATTAACCTATTCGCTCGCGATGCAAACAGCGCACACTTTGGAGAGTTCAATCCCATTTTGCGCGGCTTCGTCGCCGGCATCGCTCCGGCTTTCCGGCTCGCCGCACAGGCGTGGAGTGCCGAGACGGACTTGTTCCGATCCCATGTGCTCGACCAGCAGATGGAGATGTTCGAAGAGTTTGAGAAGAGCGGCGGGATTCCCCCTGCGATCGGCGGGCGAACGGGGCGCGTTGTGCGAATGCCGGGCCGCGCCCTCCTCTTCTTCGATACGCTCTTCAAAATGATCATCGGGCGCATGGAGGCTGGCGCGCAGGCGTATCGCATCGCGAGGAACGAAGGCCTTCGCGACGATGCTCTGACTCGACGAATGAGTGTGCTCATCAACACGCCCGGCAGCGAGGCATGGCATCGCGCGGTGACAAAAGCTACGGAACTGACCTTCCAGGAGAAGAGTGCCGCTGGCAAAATGCTCGGCTTCGCGAAGTCGCTGCAACGCAGCGGTAAGTTGAACGAGCGACTCGCTGGATTTCTCGTCGGATTCGTGATCCCATTCGTGAACGCGCCATGGAACATTGGCAGAATGGGCTTTCGTAAGACCCCGCTAGGGACGCTGAACATGCTCGTTCGCTACGGTCACGCCGGGCTGATGCGGATGCGCAACGGCAAGATGATCGGGCAGACATACGATCCGGCCCTGCAGATCAAACACCTCGCCGAGCAGGTTCTGGCATTTGCGGCCATAGCAGCGGTATGGGGTGCCGCGCAGGGCGACCCGGACGATGATGAGAAGAACTTTCTCATCACCGGTTCATTGCCATTCGGTGAAACGACGCCGGGTGAGAGGGATTTGCAGAACCGCGCCTTCGGCGGGGCGTATCAAATTCGCATCGGCGGCAGAAATGGCACCAGCTTCAACTACGGACGCTATGAGCCGATTGCGACCGTTCTCGGCACCGTGGTGGACGCCATCCGGGCGATCAAACGGCCGCAACCCGCGCCAGAGCGCATGGATGCCCTATGGGGCTATTTCATGTCACAGGTGGAGGGGAAGACCTTCCTGCAGGGGGTATCGAATTTCATGCGCGCATTCAGAGATCCCCAAGGTGCAATTTCGGAAATCCCGAAAGGCTGGGCGCAGGCGCTGGTGCCGAACATCATCCGCCAGCCGTTGCGCAATCTCGACGACTACGTGCGCGACACGAAAGGCGGCGGGCTGCCGTATGCGATGCTGCCCTCCGGCGCCAACGCGCCGGAGAAACTCGACGTGTACGGCAAGCCGATCGAGAAGGGCGGGAATGCTCTGGCGCGTCTGCTCTTCCCCGTGGGCACCAAACCCTCCGCAAGCCTGAGCGCGGCGGATCAACTGTTGCTGCGCTGGAACACCGAGCACCCAAGCGAGAAGTGGGCGCCGCAGGCTCCGCCGCGCACGTATCGCAAGGCCGGCAAGGACGTGGAGATGACCGCCGACGAATATCGGGAGTTCACAGAAAAGGTGGGGCGCAACGTCTCGATGAAGCTCGCGGGACGCATCACGCCCGCCATGGTGAGGGCGCCGAAAGAGGCAGATGTGAAGTTCATCCGCGAGGCCTTCGAGAAGGCGCGTAGCGAAGAGCGGGAGAGGATGTTTCCGCAAATCTCTGCTGGCACCAAACTCCGAAATGTGATGTGGAACTAACCATGCCCTCGGATTTCACCCGCCAACTTCTCGAATCGCGGGGCTTCGCGATGCAGCCGGACGGCAGCTTCTCCAAGCCGGGCTCGCACGCTGTGGAAAAATCGCGGGCGGTTTCCGATTCCGTTGAAACGACCAAGCGAGTTGATCCGCCCGCCAAACGTGAGCCGTCGGCAGGCGAAGCGAAGTTTCTCGCACTGTGGACGGAACTCAAGGGGCCGGTGATCGAGGCGGAACATCGTTTCGCCAAACCTCGGCGCTGGCGCTTCGACTTCGCGTGCGTGCTCGCGCGGGTGGCGATCGAGGTTGAAGGACTCACGCACCAGGGCGGGCGGCACCAGCGCATTGGCGGCTACAAGAACGACTGCGAAAAGTATTTCGAGGCGACCGCCCTTGGCTGGACGGTGTTTCGCCTCACCTCGAATCTTATCACCGCCGAGCGCGTCGGGCGGATCATTGAACACTGCTGCAAAAATGTCTGAACCGAAACATGCGCCGAAAACTACTGTAACCCTGGACGGATTGGTCGATCGCACCCAAGTGGCGGCCGATGCGGCGAGTGTGGCGCGAGCGGCAGGCGCGCGGCTGGCCGCACAGGTACCCTCCGGAGTAACCGGTATCAATGCCGTGGCTCGCTCTTCGCCCGTCGCCGCGACAGCGGCGCTAGGAAAGGCGGCTCCGGTCATCGGAGCGGCGGGCATGGGCCTCGAAGCGATCCAAAATACACGCACGGGCTGGGGGGAGGCGATCGAAAAACAGGATCAGCGCGCAGGGAACCGCCTGCGCAGCCTGATGTGGGAGGGCCTAGCGAATCCGCTCACCTCGATCGCCAATTCATGGATGAAACATGCCGAGATATACGATGCCTGGGGCAAGGCGTTGGCGTCCAACCGGGAGGCTGACCGCCTTGCAGTCCAATTGGAGGCAGCGCGCCGCCGGCGCTTTCGGCAACTTCATCCAGCCAGCGTCCCGTCCGCCCCTACGAAGACCCCGGCTCCGACTCCAATTCAATCGATCCGGCCATGGGTCGCACAAAGCAAATGAACGCCGACTCGCAAACCGATCGCGCCACCGACTTGCTCGACGCGCAGGTGCAATCCGCCGAAGCCGAGGGGCTCGCGGTGGACACCTCCGCCGACCCGCATCAGCCACAGACACCGTTCCCCACCTCGCTTGAACTGACGCGCGAGCAAGAGGATGCCATGGTGCAATACGCGCTCGAATACGTGGATCGGCTGGAGGGGGAGATGGGCCGGGAGATCGTGCCGCTCGCCACGAATGCCGTGCCGACCCCCGACCGGAACACGTTCCTTGGCCGGCGCGAGAAGTGGACAATGCGCTATTACAACCACGTGGAAGACCGCGCCCTCGTGGACGGCGGGTTGTACAGCGTGTCGAATATCACGGCCACGCTCTCGCAGCGCATCACCATGCAGATGGTGGCGCGGGCGAATAACTTTTTCTTCGGCACCGCCCCGTGGTTTGCGTGTAACTTCGTGGGAGTGGAAGACCGGGCGCTGGCCGAGCGCATCGACCGGCACAGCAAATGGAAGTTCGATCAAATCGGGCTGCAACACGTGATGGAGCAGGCGAACGAATTTGCGTTCGTCCGCGGTGAATCGGTGGTGAAAACCACGTGGCTAACCAAGGATCGCATCTACAAAAAGCGCGGGCAGGTGCTCCACACGAAGGACGAGGCGGGGAAGGATGTGCCGGTGCTCGATGCGTTCGGGAACTTCATCTTCGCGCCGATCGCAGGACGCACGCTCTGGACCCCGCAGTATGAGCCGGCGCCAGTGAGCCCCGAGCAAGTGGCGAGCGGGCAGCCGATCGAGCCGGTGATGATGCCGACGGGCAAGGAAGTGCTTCGCCGCGATGGCGTGACGCTGAAGCCGCAGGTGGAGGTATGGGTGGACGGCAACTGGCCGATGCGCAACCGCGTCTCCGAAGGGCCGGATGCGAAGCTCGTCTATTTCAAGGATTTCCTCTGCCCGCTGTCCGCCGCAGACATTCACGACGCTGAGCTGATCGCGCATCTCTACGATTTGCCGGTGATGACGCTGATCCAGATGTTTCAGCGCGACGACCTCGCGCAGATGGGGGCGGGCAAGAGTTTCGCCGAACTCAAAAAAGCGGTGGAGGCGATTCGCAACCTGACCGGGCAGGGTTCCGACTTCAAAGCCGGGGCCGGCCAGCCGCGCACGGACCATGGCGAGCAGGATAACAGCGGCAGCCCGGAAAACCCGCTGTGCGAGACGGCGGAGGTGTACATGACCTACGACGCCGACGGGGACGGCATCGCCGAGGAGATCATGCTCGTGCTCGATCGCAAGAACCGCTTCCCGCTCTTCTACGACTACACCGATAACGTGTGCGTGAAGGGACGTCGCCCGTTCGAGGTGATCCGCGCGAAAGCCGTCGATGGCCGCTGGTACGGGATGGGAGCGATGGAGTATTTCGAGCCGGAACAGGAGTTCATCGACCTCTGCGTGAACCGCCGGAACTTCCGCATGAGCCAGGCCGGCCGCGTGACGTTCTGGAACCCCGCGGTGACGATGGAAGGGCAGGCGAACCCGAACCTGAAGCTCAACAACGGCAAGACGTATCGGCTGCGCGAGGGCTACAAGGCCGAGGACGCATTGAGCTACGTTGTCTTGCCCGAGGAAGGCGCGGACCTGATGGAGTTGCTCAACTTCTTCATGCAAATGATGCAGTTGAAGAGCGGCGTGGTGAACGGCGGCGACCAGGAACAGAGCGGCTTGCCCACGAGCGACACCGCCACCGGGATCCGCAACGTGGAAAAGAGTGGGCAGGAACTTTTCGCGCAGTTCCTCTCATGCCTCAGCCCGGGACAGCGCGCGGTGTTACTCGCCAACATCCGCGTGCTTTACGCGCACTTGAGCCAGCGCGAGGTGTATCGGTTCTTTGGCCCGGACGGAAAGCAGGTGAGCGACACGCTCGACCCGAACGAAGTCGCCGACATGGATTTCGATGTGACGATCCTCCTCACGCGCGTGCGCACCGAGCAAGTGCTCGAGATGAGCGCGGAGGCACGGGCGCTGGTGATCGAGTTTTACACCGCGGTGCCGGACATGGTGAAACCCGTGGTGGCGACGTTCTACCGGGATAGCCTGAAGGCACTCGGCTACAGCAACGCGGACGAGATCATTCAACCGATTCCGACGATGGCCGTAGCTTCATTGCCCGGCGCCCCCGGTGCCCCCATGGCCTTGCCGGGTCCGGGGCAGTCCAGCGCGAGCACGGAAGCGAGCAAACAACTCAGCGTTCCGCCGTCGCCTACCGACGGGCCCGCGCAACCCGCACCGCTCATTTGATCTATGGCCGAAGAAAATAAGACCCCTGTCGATGCGGATGTGCAACTGGCGCTCGAGGAACTCGCCCACATTCACACCCTGAAACAGTCGCCCGCCTTCCAGCGGTATTTCCTGAAAGAGCCGCTGCGGAAAATCGCAGAGCTCGAAAAGCGATTGCTTGGTGACGAGGAACTCGACGAGAAAGCGATGCTCAAACTCAAGGTGGAACTCAAGGTGTGGAAGCGGGTGCGCGATAAACTCGCGGACGACGAGATCGGCAACCGCTCCATCGCCGGGCTAGGCGAGAGTTAAGTCAGGGCATCGGCGAAGTGTAGGCGATGCCGAAGCTCGACCACGGAGCAGGGACCGGAATGTATTGCCCGGCACCAGGAGCGCCGAAGGACACGGCGAACTCGAAACACTTCCGGCAATTTGTCTTCGGGATGTCCGGATTGGTTTCGCACTTTGTCCGGCAGGCGAGCATGGACTCCTGGCACCTGACACCCTCATCGACCGTGACGGGCACGGCGTTGCGCAGGCAGTTTTGCTGCGCGACCCAGCAGGCGAGGTAACAATCATCGAGTTTGCTGGCGCCCCGGGCCTTGATACAGCAGACAAAAGCCGCCCCCGCCCGCGCGATGCCTTCGGCCAGCACGCGGCGCGCAGCGTCGTCCACGCAGCCCTGACGGCACTGCGCCGCAGCCGATGGCGACTCTTCCTCGCCGCACTTCGCGTCGCACAACGCAGCCTCCGCCGGGCCGAGCAGGAACTGGAGGTGAGCAGCGGCCTCGATCACCCCAACGCATTGGTTGAGTTGGGCGTCGCACACAGGCCGCTTGAAGCGCGAAGCATCGGCGAGGATCATCTGCCGACTCTGGCACTCGTTGAGGCAGAGGTGGGCTTCGTAGTGCACATCCCGCAGATTCTTTTGGCGCTCAACATTCGCCGTCGTCATGCACACGCCATAGCCGGCGGTACAGGAAGCCAGCGACCGGGCGCTCTCGTCCGCGCACGCTGCGATGCACCCGGGATTATCTCCGCACGCTTCGCCGCACGATGAGCCGACGATGAGCGCCTCTTCGATACAAGAGGACTGCCGGATGTCGCATCCCTCGACAGCGGACAGATACGCACGTTCGATGGGATGCCCGGCCAGCGCAGAGTCTTTGGCGCACAGTCCGGCGCAGGCCGAGAAGACGAACCCCGACCGCCCCTCGCGCCTCTCGCACGTCTGTTCCAAATCGTTGACCGCCCCGAGGCGGCAGTTGCCGAAATCGAGTTGGAACCGCTGTGCGCACTCGCCGCGGCAGGCAATGTCGGCGCGCTCAGTCAGGGCGTTGCACGCGATGAGTTGGCGACCGCACTCCGATTCGCTGGTCATGCCCGCCACGCAGTCGTCGTAAGCGGCATCGCACGCGAGGGCGAGATTATCCGACTGCTCGATGCAGGTGTTCTCGCACGCGGTATGCGTCGCACTCGCCTCCGGGCATTGCAGCAACGCGGCATACCTCGCGGTGCGGGCGACGGAGCACGATTGCAGGCACCTCCCCAGCCTCACGGAATCGCGCGACTCCCGGTAACAGGCCACATCGCAGTCACAGAGGGGCTGCCAGTCTGCTTCGCAGGGAAAAAGGTTCATCCGTGGCGGAAGACCAGCAGCGCGAGATAATAGACAGCGAGCGTGAGCGGCCACAGCCCGAACGGGAGGCACACGGCGAGGGCGAACCACATGCCGAGGCAATTCGGGCATGATAGCAAACTACCGAGAAAGGATAGGATGCGCCCTCGCGGGGCTAACTCACCGAGCAAGAAGCCGGGATAGTTACCTTGACCGTCCGCCTTTTTGATCGCGGCGTAATAGTCATTAGTTTTGAAGACACGACCCAAGCCGAGGAAATCCGCATATTGAGGCACCACATTAGTGCGGAACCAAAGGTGCAGGAGCGCGGCAACGCTAAGACTGGCGACGAGGAGAGAGGTGAGCATGACGTGGGCAGAGCGGTTGATTGCGATGCTGGAGCCCGAGCAGCGGGCGATCGAGAAGCGAGCAGTGCAGTCCTTCCCGGTGTTCGCACGCATCGCACACGGCGGCGCGTTGAAGACTCAGCGGCAGGCTCGCAGGCAGGCTCGGCACTGCCGCGACAGGATGGGCGTTCGGCGTGGGTGATCCGCAGCAGGGCATGGCTACGTGACGTTCCATCGGGCAATGTGCTGGCCGAACCACGGGTAGGGATAAACGACCGTCGTTTCGCCCGTGGCGCACGTTTGCTGCATGATAAGATGCGTGTTCACGTTCTGAATCACGATCACCGCGTCATCGCCGTCACCCACGATGATGCCCGGCGGATCGAACTCGAAATCGTCTTCTGCCCCCACGACATAACCGAGTTCAAGATAACATCCGCGCTGTGCCCGATTCGGGAACGGCAACCCCGGATGATAGCTAATGGCCTCGGGATAACCCGCCCACTTGGGGCCGTGCCGAATGCGGGCCGAAGTGGCTTCCCGGTTCGCGTCCACGGCGATGTCCAAGTAGATGTAATCGCCCTTGTTCACCGTGAACGGCGCTCCGAGTCCGGTGATCGTCACCTTATCGCCGGCATTGATGGACCTCGCGAGGTGGGAGTGAATGTTGATGAGCACCTTTCGCTCACCGGCCGCTTCGCTGGCGTCGAAGAATTGGAATGGCGTGCCGACTTGGAAATCCCGACCCACCCGACGCCCGAGCACCTCCACCAGCAGCCCGGAGGCGTCGAACACTTTTTGCGGCTCAAAAGGCCGCAACACCTCCACGAGCGCCTCGTGCTCCTTCGCCGTCAACCGGCTCGCATGGAGCAACTGGTTGAGCATCTGGCGATGCGCAGCGTTCTCCTCGTCGAACTGGCCGGGCGGGAAAAGAGCGGAAAGAGGGCGCGGCATTTCTCGCCTGTGGTATCACATCCCGATTGACTAATCACCGGGAAAGTGCTCTTTCGCAGGTAATGGACCCCGAGATTCAGGTGCAAACCGATTCATCGAGCCAAACAACGGCTCCCGATCCGACGCCTGCCGCCACCGCGGCACCGGCCCCGGCTGTGGGAGATACTCCGCAAACTCAACCCGAACCAATCAACCCATCGCCGGCAGCGGCTGACGTTGATCCGGAGGCGATGAGCGCGGAGGAGTATGCGAGTGCCGTAGCGAAATTTCGCGCCGGGGAGGAACCGCAGGGACAAGCGCCCGCGGACCCGACCGCCGACGAGCCGCCAGCCGAGCCCGCACCCACAGGGGATGAACCGCCCACGGCTGAGCCGACGGCGGACCCGGAGCCGCCAAAGCCCGCAGCCGATCCTGAGCCTGACGCCAAGGGCGATTTCCGCCCGCGCCTCGGCAAACTGCCCGACCGGCAGAAGGAGGTAGTCGCGCTGGTGAAGAAGCTGAGTGACGAAGGCAAGGCCATCACCTTCGCGGAAGCCGAGAAGCGCGTGAACGCGCTCTATGGCGACGTGGAGCCGACGGACACGCCACCCGCACCCGCACAGCCCAAGGTTTCCGACATCGACGCGAAGATCAACGATCTGCGCGCGCAGCGGAAGGAAGCGGCCAAAATCGCGGATACGGAGAAGATTGTCGAACTGGATGATGCGATCGACGCGGCCAAGAGCGAACGCGAACAGGCGCAACGCGCCGAAGCGGACGCCGAACAGACCCGCGCCGAGGTTTACGCTCGCGATGTCCAGGCTTCCAAGGACAAGGCTCGCCAGTATTTCCCGGCCATCGCCGACAAGGCCGGCGCGCTCTCCCAAAAGTTCGACGAACTCTTGGCGCGCTACGAAGCTGACCCCGTTTTGAAAGAATTTCTCGATGCCCCCGATGCGCCATGGCGACTGACTGTTGCCGCGGCGAATGAACTCGGCATCGCCCCTGTGGACCCGAAAGCCGCCAAGCCGGCGGCTCCGAAAACTCCTCCGTCCTCACCGCCCCCGCATCAACCTCAACCGCGTCCGGCGATCCAGCCGGCTAGTGGCGCTGCACGCAGCGTCCAGCCGAACAGCCCAATCGGGCAACTGGAAGCCGAACTCGACGCGGCCAAATCGGCTGACGATTACGACAAGGTGAAGGAAAAGTATCTCGCCGCCACGGCGTAGGAACGCTTTCGCCCGGATCGTCATTCCGCTGCCTGTCGCAGCGGCGCGCATGAGTGCCAGCAACCGGTTGCCCTCAACCAGCAACTACCATGGCACAGACTACCAACGCCAACACGGCGTCCACGCTTAAAGCGCAGTCCGCGAACTTCCTTCCCAAGATGTGGAAGAAGGGCGCGGAAATCTCGGAGGGGAACAACGACTTCTTCATGGAGTTCGAGGGCAAAGGCGCCCGTTCCCCCATCCGCGTCGAGACCGACTTCAACAAAGATGCCGGTCAGAAAATCACCTTCCGCACCATGGCCGGCCTGTACGGCGATGGTGTGATCGGCGACGAACTCATCGGCGATACCGTCGAGGAGTGGAAAGTCGGCGAATACGAGCTCGAGGTGGATTACATCCGCCACGCCACCCGGCACAACAAACGCACCGAGGATCAGACCGCGCTCCGCGAGGAGCTCAACAACGGCATGAACGAGGAACTCGGCGCGTGGCTCGGCCGCAAGAAGACCAAGCACCTCACGATGATGCTCCGCGAGAAGCTGCACGCGACGTCGCAGCTCTTCGCTGGCAACGTCGGGGCACTGGCCGATCTGCGCAGCGATCACGTGATCTCCATGGATTACATCATCCAGTGGGGCACGCAGCTTCAGACCATGGGCGGCAAGCCCGCCATGATCGGGCGCGACGGCAACAACCCGATCCTGCGCTACATCCTCGTGGCCGTGAACGAGGCGCTCACCTCGCTGCGCCAGGCCAGCGACTACAAGCAGGCCCAGCGTGACAGCGGCGTGCGCGGCTCGGAGAACCTCATCTTCAAGGGCGGTTACTCCATGGTGAACGGTCACGTCATCAAGGAATACACCCCGCTCGACCACGATGGGCGCGGCGCGATCGGCTCGGCGATGAACGCGAAGGCGCTCCTCGGCGTGGCTATCACCGCCGATGACGAAGTGCAGGACATCAAGGGCGGCGGCAACTCCACCAACGCGGCCATCACCACGGCCAAGTATTACGAGTTCTTCTCGCTCTACGCCTACCGTTTCACGCCCGCTGACATCCTCGGCAGCGGCACGGACGGCCCGAGCGGTGCGAACCCGGCCTTCAGCGGCAACCGTCATGTGCTCATCTACAACCTCGCCGCCGGCCCCGGGGGCGGCAACGCGGGGAAGATGGGCTTCTACGAATACAGCGCCAACAACGGCAACAAGCTGACGATGGCCAAGCGGCTGCGTGCGGCGGGCGAAGTGACGGGCGACAACATCTCGTTCACGACCATCGGCGGCGTCACGTGGGACACCGGGGTGTGGGCGGGCAAGCACACGGACAACCACGCCGCGGGATCCGTCGTCATCGAGACGAACAGCTACGGCGTGCCGCTCGGGCGTTCGTTCATGCTCGGCGCGGACGGGGCGAAGCGCGGCTACGGCCGCTATCGCAACGAACGCACGACGGACGAGTACGAGGGCAAGTTCGTGAAAGACACGTTCATCACGAGCGTGTTCGGCCAGTCGCCGACGAAGCGCAGCGACGGGCGCACGCCCAATGCGCTGTGCATCACGCACGCGATCAAATATGCGGGCTTGCCGAATATTCCGGACGTGCTGAGCTAAGCACCAAGCACCGGAACGTCACCTAACTCTCCGCCGGGCCGTCGCAGTGGGCGGCGCGCCCGGCGGGAGCGAGGGATAGGCAGGAAACCTCAACTACTCCCGCGCACCATGTCCCGTTACCTGATCTACGTTCCCGCCCTCCACCGCTGCCCGCCGTTCAAGTTCTACGGCAAGAGTGGCAAAGCCTACGTCGTGCGATGGAGCGACGCGCACAAGGCGATGTGCGTCGAGGGCACGGACTGCAGCGCGGCGGACTTCGACCGGATCGGGGCAGACTTGGGCGAGGCGACGCGCGAACAGAACGACGTGCAGGTATTTGCGCGACGCGTGCCTGCGCCGGATGAAACGTCGGCGATGCCGACCCTTGGCGGCGGAGCGGCTCCGCAAGAACTGACGCGGGTGTGCGGGATGCTCGGCGCCGCCGAGGAAGCCAATGGCCGGCTCTCTCGAGAGAACCGGGAACTGCGCGACGAAAACGCGGCGCTGCGTGCTGGCAAAGGCCTGCCGGAGCGCACGAACACACCGCAGACACCGCCACCACCGCAGCCGCCCGCGAACGCCGCGCCACAGGTGCCTGCTGGCGAAGTGCCGAAAGGACACGAAGGAACCTACGACCCGGACGACCTTTAACCGATGACCCTCCGCCAAGTCTTCGACAACGCGATTCAGCCTTTGAACATCGAGCGCGGGGACAACTCGCCCGTGTTCATCCGCGAGCGCGTGGTGACGGACATCAACGCGGCGGTGCAGATGATCGCCACAGCGCCGAAGTGCGAGTATTTCCTGCGCGAAGAGGAGAGCCTGAACCTGGTGGCGGGCACCGCCAGCTACGACCTCAACGCGAACGTGCTGAACGTGTATCTGCCGGCCCGACTTGGCGACGGCGCGCCTCTTACCGAACTCGGCTCGCGCGGCGAGTATGATCGGTTCGGGCAGCTTTACCTCGGCAAGACGAGCGCGGGCCCCACAAGCGGCAAACCCATCGCGCTGTTCGTCCAGCGCCGGAAACGCACCGGAGACGCCGATGCCGTGAAAACCCAGGTGCTTTTCGCACCCACGCCGAACTCGGCTTACACCTGCACTGTCGAAGTCAGCCGGGTGCCGGGCGTTTACACGGTGGCAGACCTCGCCACGCCTTCACCGACGGTGCCGATGCCGCATGAGTTCGTGGAGTCGATTCTTTTGCCGATCGTGCGCTGGAACGTGCGCACGTCTCACTTCTTCAACCGGAACGATCTTCTGCCAAGCATGGCGCAGGAGTACGCCGCGGCGCTCGAGGCGCTCGGGCTGGCCGATCCGCAGACTGACAAGCGGGACGCGGACAGCGACCTGATGGAACGCAAAAAGGCCGCGGCCCGGGATGCCGCACGCCGAGCCTACGCCTCCACGACATGACGAGCGTCCAACTTGCCAGCATTTGCTCGCGCAACCTGCGCCAGCCGGACCTTTCCCTGATGCCGGCGAGTGTGCTGCGCGAGGTGCTCGTGGCGATCAACGCCGCGTTGCAGGAATTTTACGCGCAACTGCCCGGCGCGCACAAGCGCACCACGGTATCGGAGATCCTGCGCGCGCCCGAAACGGTCGCTTACGAGTTCGCCGCCCGATACGCGCAACAGACGCTCAACACGCCGTTCACGGCGTCGATGCGCGGTTGCACGGTGCTCATCGGCGACGATCCGCAGCCCAACGAAGTGGTGAGCAACAACGCAGTGCTGGACGGGTTCATGGGGCAGGCGCTCACGGGCAATGCCGTGGTGTATCACGATGCCGTGCCGCTCTACGACGTGATCGAGCGGGCGACCAGTGCCGTGCGGCTCTATCGTTCCGGTGCGTGCGTGCACGAGCTCAAGCGGTGCGAAGATTTCCGCGCCAAGGTGCGGGCATGCGGCAGCCCGACGCACTACTACCTTGAGCCGTGCGGGAGCAGCCAGGGAGCGGACCCGGAGTTTCTCCTGCGCGTGCACCCGATGCCCGACGGGGATTACAAAATTCGATTCGAGGCGGAACTGGCCACCATCCGTGTCACGTTCGCGCAAGTGCAAGGCGCCGCGGTCAACCTGCCGGTGAACGATCGCTTTTGCGAAAGCATCCTGCTTCCGCTCACCGAGGAAAAACTGCTCGTCTCGCCTGCGTGGGCCGACCCGACCAAGGCCCGGGAGATTCACAATGCCGCCGACGGCGCACGCGCGGCGCTGCGATTGGTACCGCAAGACGTGGGCTTGCCCGATAACACCGTCGGCACGGAGGAGGGATTCTAAATGCGGATCAAAGCCGAAAACCTACAGGCGTTCATCGTGCAGAAGATTTCTGCGATTCGCGCGGCGTGCGAAGAACTGCGCGAGGCGGGAATCATCGCGGAGTTGCCCGAGAAAGTGGATTTCACCGTGGAAGTGATCCACGCGCAGCAGGCGCTCAATGTGGTGACGACCACGAGCGGCACGACCAGCAAGACCGCGACGGGCACCAAGCCGGAGATCGTGGAAACCAACCTGCGCACCGGCGGCGGGCAGATCACGAACGAGAACGGGCGCGAGTCGGGTTACGATACCACGCACCGGGAGTCGGAAGATCGAACAAATGCTAGCTCACAGGCCTCGGAATATACGCGGACGACGGAGGCTCATGGCACGACCGAAACGCAGACGGTGGACCTGACAGACACAGCCGACGAAGACGTGACGAACGACCAGCGCGGCGAGCAACACAGCCAGCAGGGCGGCGCTACCACCACCACCACGGAGAAATCCTATGCCTAAGTGGCTTGAATCCCGCATCGATCAAGTCGTCTCCGCCGGCCAGGCGGAGGACACCTCACACTCCGGCAACTCGCACCGGGTCACGCACGGCACGCAGCGGAAAACTGGCACCACGATCAATGCCCGCGGCGGACGCGATGCGCGAGAATCAGTCTCCGACAAGACTGTTGCCCTCGATACCAAGCACAGCACCCAAACCGAAGACTCCCGCGTAGATCGCCTGCGCGAAACTTCGCGCAACGCGACCGTGACGCAGGGGGACGAACGCACCACGCGCACCCAGGCGGCGCATCAACTGACCGACGCGGAGGCCGGCGAGACTTCGCAGACGCAGACGCAGGTGGAGGACGAAGGCGGCACCATCACGTTTTCCATCCCGCTGCGCGGCGGGCTCTACAATGAAGGCTCCGCCAATCCGCCCATCGACTAACTGATGAACACTCGCATCCCCGGCCAATTCCGCACCGAAGACGAAGACGGCGACACTGACCCGGCCATTGAGCGCACCCAGGCGGGACAGCCGCTCGTGACCGAACTCGGCGTGGAGATCACCACGGAAACCGGAGAAACCATCCTCGTTTAATGTCTGTTCCGATTTCCCAACTCACCGCCGCCGGGGCCGTCAACCCGGGCGATCTCGTGCCCATCGTGCAGGACGGCGAAACGAAGCAGGCGACAGCGGCGCTGTTCGTCGCCGGCAAGCAGGACGCCCACGCGGCGCTCACCGCGTTCACGGCGCTTTCGACCGTCGGGTTGGTCAAACGCACGGGCACCAACACGTTTTCCATCGTGACCGTGACCAGCGCGGCGGAATCGCTGCTCGACGATGCCAACACCACGGAGATGCGCGCCACGCTCGGCCTGGGTGGCGCGGCAGTGCTCGACGTGGGCACCACGGCGGGGACGGTGTGTGCGGGGAATGACGCGCGCCTGACGGACGCACGGACACCCACCGGGCACACGGCCTCGCACAAACACGGCGGGAGCGATGAAATCGCCACGGCCACGCCCGCGGCGAATGCCATCCCGAAGGCCAACGGCAGCGGCAAGCTCGACGCGTGGATCACGCTCGGGACCACGAGCGCCGCGGGCCTCGTGCAACTGGCCTCTGACGGCGGAACGACCTCGGGGACCGTGGTGCAGGCCACCGACTCGCGGCTGACCAATGCGCGCACGCCGTCCACGCACGCCAGCACCCACGCTAGCGCGGGGAGCGACCCGATTACACCGGCGGCGATCGGCGCGGCAGCCGCCAGCCACTCTCACGCACAGAGCGACATCACCAACTTGGTGAGCGACCTCGCGGGTAAGGCCGCAGCGTCGCACTCGCATAGCGGAAGCGCCATCACGAGCGGCACGGTAGCCTTTGCGTACCTGCCGACGGGCACCACGAGTTCGACCGTTGCGATTGGCGACCACACGCACAATGCGAGCGCCATCACGGCGGGCACCGTCGATTTTGCGCGGCTGCCCACAGGGACGAGTTCGAGCACCGTCGCGATTGGGGACCACACGCACGATGCGGCGGGGATCGTCAGTGGCACCATCGGCATTGACCGGATTCCTACCGGCACGAGCGGCACCACGGTTTCGCTGGGGAATCACACACACAATGCGAGCGCCATCACGGCGGGCACGATCGGGATTGCCTACCTGCCCGTGGGCGCGACCGCGGCGCACGTGGCCGCTGGCAACCACACGCACGCGTATAGCGACATCACGAGCAAACCGAGCACGTTCACGCCGTCCACGCACGCCAGCACCCACGCCACCGGGCAATCCGACGAACTGGAACCCGCGGATATTGGCGCGGCAGAGGCGAGTCACACGCATTTGCTCGCCGACGTGAGCGATGCCGGCACGATGGCGGCGCAGAACGCGTCCAACGTCAACATCACGGGCGGAATCATCGCCGGCGTGACGCTCAGTATCGCGGCTTACACGGCCCCGACCTACAATGGCGGCACGGGCACCGCCGGGAACGATGCGGGCGCCAACCAGGGCGGTGATGCCGGAGCGCAGGGCGTGATACAGATCGACGCGGGCAATGGCGGTAACGCCGATGCTGCGGGCGGCGATGGCGGCGACGGCGGGGAGAGCGGTTCCATCGATTTGCGGGGCGCGAACGGCGCCGCGGCCACCGGCTTGAATCCGGGCGGGCATGGCGGCGATGGCGGCACGATCGATCTCAGCGGCGGCGAGGCGAGCGGGCAATACCAGGGAGGAGACGCGGGCAGCCTCGACATGAGCGGTGGCAACGCCAGCGGCGCGAATGGCGCGCCCGGCGGTAGCATCACGACGGCCAACGGTGGCGGCGACATCAATACGACGTCCACCGGCACCATTGGCCTCGGCAGCGCCGGCACGCGCACGACGATTTTCGGGAATGCGGCGAGCGATATCGATCTGCACCTCTGCGCGGCGGGCGGCACAAACGTTACCGACACCTCGGGATCGGGCGCACCCGCGAGCAATTCTGCCGCTGGCGTGGCCGGTGAGTTTCGCCGGGTATCCGGTTTTGCCTACTACTGCACGGCCACCAACACATGGGTGCGCTGGGCGGTGACCACGAGCTTCTAAGATGGGCATTCAAATCCACCAACTACCCGAGCACGACGACCCGCAAAGCGGAGACTTGATCCTTGGCCGGCGCACCAGTGATGGGCGCGCGGTCAAGTTCACGATCAGCACACTCGGCCTGCCGACGACTACCGTAGCGCGCGCGCTGGCGAACCTCGCAAACCCGGGCGCGGTCACGTTCCTGCGCATCAACGCCGACAACAGCGTTTCCACGCTCAGCGCCGCGGATTTTCGCACCGCGATTGGCGCGGGGACCGGCACGGGCACGGTGACTGCCGTAACAATCGCCTCGGCGAATGGCGTGAGTGGATCGAGCAGCGGAGGCGCGACGCCGGCACTGACTCTCACGCTTGGCGCCATTACCCCCACGAGCGTCAATGGCGTCACGATCAGCGGTTCATCGTCACCCACGCTGGCGGTGACTGGCACTACCACTGTGAGCGGCGCGAACACGGGCGATCAAACGACCATCACCGGCAACGCCGGCACGGCGACGACCCTGCAAACGGCCCGCAACATCAACGGCGTGAGTTTCAACGGATCAGCGGACATCACTGTGACCGCAGCGGCCGGCACGCTCACGGGAACGACGCTGGCCAGCGGGGTGACGGGTTCTTCGTTGACCAGCGTGGGGACGCTCACGGGCGGCGCGACAGGCGCGGGCTTCACGATTGCACTCTCGACATCGACCGTGACGGGCACGCTGAACATCGCACGCATCGCCGATGGTTCGGTGACGCTGGCAAAACTCGCGAACATGGCGACGGCAAGCTTCCTCGGGCGCAATACCTCGGGTTCGGGCGTGCCCGAGGTGCTGAGTGTGGCGACCGTTCAATCGATGCTTTCGATTCCTTCGTCCGAAGACTTCGTGGCGGCGGAAGTGACCGGCGTCTCGGTGGGAACCATCACCAACGATGGCAACACGATTGTCCTGGAGCAGCAGCACAGCAGCACCTCGGAGAAGGGGTTGCTCACGGTGTCCATTACCGGGATCAACCTGACGGCCCTCGATTCCGAGGGTGGAACGAACACCGATGGCGTGGCCATTCACGGTATCGTTGTCGATCCGACGGGTGGCAGCACGGGACACGTGCTCACGCAGGGGGCGGATGGCGCTTACCGCCCCGAGGCGCCGACGGGTGGAGGCACTTTCTCTGCCCCGATCTCCGTCACGATCGACAATGCGGGAGATGCGGCAATCGCCAACTTCAAGAACGCCGCGGAGGGCGGCGGCATCGCGCTGAACTTTCGGGACCACGCGAATACGCTCGCAACCAATTTCGGCTACATCGGTTCGACCGAAGCCGGCGGCTATTCGGCCACACCCTTTTTCTGGATCGGCGGCAATCCAGGCACCATTCCTGTGGTGCTGGGCGGCGGCGGGATCATGGGCTCGGCCCCGGTGCTGATTGGCTCGGTAGTGGATGATTTGAGCGGGGCGTTGCTGCAAGTGAACGGGCTGATCAAAGCGGGCTCGTACGAGATGGTGGACGATTCTTCCACGCCAGCGACCCCGGGGAGCCAGCAGGGGTGGGCGAGGATCAAGGTAGGCGGTTCGGACGCGTGGGTGCCGTATTACATGTAACCATCGACGAACATGCCCCGCTTCCACTTCGATCCCAAATTCAACGCCAACCTGATCGTGACGCTGCTCATGGGCGTGCTCACCGTGGCGACGGCGTGGGCCGTGCGCGACCATGACCTGAAGCGGATCGTCACCAACGACGAAGCGCAGGGCAAGCATATCGTCCAACTCCAGATCAACGAGGCGAGGGCACAGGAACAGCGCGACAGCCTGAAGGCGCAACTCGATCGCATCGAGAAGAAGCTCGATGCACTCATTGACCGAAAATGAAGCCGAAACCGCTCATCATCGCCATTCACGGGATCCTGACCGGGCAGACGACCACGAGTTGGCCGCAGCGCTTCGAGCAGTTCGTGGAAGATCAGGCGGCACTGCCGGTCATCACGAAAACGTATCTCGGCGGGCCGTTCCCCATGCTCAACGTGTGGCTGCTCAACCGGATTCTGGCACGCGAGGTATTGGCGGCGCTGAATCCGTGGCTCGAGCTGCCCCGCCCGCCGCGGCTGTGCTTTGTGGCGCACTCGAATGGGTGCGACGTGGCGCTGAAGACCATTCGCGCGCTGGCGAAGCGGGGCATTCCTACACACTCCTTCGTGGCCACCGGTGCGGCGATCGAGGCGGATGTGGAAAAGAACGGCATCGCGGATTTGCTCGGCTCCGGGATGCTGTCGCGGGCCGTGGCGTATTGCTCGAAACGAGATCGCGCGGTGGCCTCGCGCTTCATCTGGCCCTACGGGCACCTCGGACGCACGGGCTGGCTGATCGATGGTGCGCCGGCCAACGGGCACGATCCGCGGCTGATCACCCGGTTTTTCGATGGGTTCGGACACTCGACGTATTTCGACGAGAAGCACCGGACGAACACTTTTCACGCTCTCCTCACCGACGCCACGACATGAACAACCCGCGCGAAATCCTCGTCACTGTCGCCCGCCGCTTTGTCGGCATCCGCGAGACTTCCAAGAACCGGTTCCCCGGCGACACGAAAGTGTGGGCAAGCACCAACTACCCGAACGGCTGGCAGAACCGCGAGCCATGGTGCGCGGCGCTCATGTGCCATGTCGTGCAGATCGCCGACATGGAATCGCTGTTGCTCGACTTTCCGAGCCGCCCGCGCTCGGCTTCCGTGGCCGAGTGGCGACGGTGGGCGCGGGACAAAAAGAACGGCGTGAAGATTCTCAAGCCGGGGGATGTCATCTTGCCCGGCGACATCGTGTCGTTCCTGCCGCACATCTCGCACATCGGCCTCGTGGCGAAGGCCGGAAAGACCAGCATCGTGACCATCGAGGGCAACACCAACGATGCCGGATCGCGCGAAGGTGATGGCTGCTACGAGAAGACGCGCTCGCTCTCCATCTGCGGCGAGTTCTACCGCCTGCCGTGCGACGCCCTGAAAGTTTCCTGACCCAGCACACCAAAACCAACAACCACATCCAAAATCCACATCACCATGAGCACCACGAAACAAGACACCAACGCGCGCCGACTGCGCCGCGAGCAACACGTCCCGGCGGGAGATTATCTCACCGCCGTATTCAGCCGCGCCCTGCTCGATCCGCAGGACGACATTGCCCTGTTCGTCGATGAAGACGGCAACATCCTTGCTCCGCGCGAAGCGGCGCGCACGATCGGCATCGAAGACTCCACCTCGAGCAACACCGCCGGCGGCGCGCTGACGCTGCAAGGCGGCGGCGGCTCCGGCACCGGCGCCGGTGGCGTGGCGGAGATCAAAGGCGGCAAATCCGGCACCGGCGCGACCGGCAATGGTGCGGCGGCGAAGGTGACGGGCGGTGCCGCGCAGTCCACCAACGGCAATGGCGGCTCGGTGATCCTCACGGGCGGCGCGAAAGCGGGCAGTGGCATCGCTGGTGTGATCATCGAACGCAGCGTGAAGCTGCTCAAGCAGGGTGCGCAAACGGCGAAGACCGACGGTGCCACGCTGACCGCGGCGGAACTGCTCACCGGGATCATCACCATCAACGCGGCCGACAATGGCGCGGACAACCTTCAGTTGCCCGAATGCGCGGACCTCGACGCGGCGCTGCCCGATGCGGCGGCAGATGATGCGTTCGACTTCTCCATCATCAACCTCAACACCAACGGCGCGGCGGACGCGACGGTGACGACGAACACCGGTTGGACGCTCACCGGTGAAGTGACGGTGGAATCGAACGATGCCGACCGCGCGGCGAGCTCGGGCCGGTTCCGCGCACGGAAGACCGGGACGGCGGCGTGGACGCTTTATCGCCTCGGCTAAGCCGCGGAATAATTTCCGAATAAAATAGGGCCGATAATTAATCTTCGCCCGGCACCTGACACACCCTGGCCGATCCCAAACGCGCGGGAGCGGTGGTGGAAAATGTCAGGCTGCCGGGCGAGCTATTTTCAGGCTGCCACCCGCTGCGCTCGTAGGCGCACATGCGCGGGAACTTGATCGGCGCGAGGCCCGCCTTGCTCCACACGTCCGCGCGGTTGTGCCAGTCCATCACGTGCGCAATGCCGTGATAGGCGAGTTCACGCGTGGACGGCTGCATCCGCTCGACCACGCAGCGGAACGCAGTGAGGCAGCCTTCCTCGTCGCGACTGTCGCAGTAGGCATAGAGGTGGATGATGTGGATGGCCGACGCGAGCGCTTTCGCGTCCTGCCCGGTGAGCGGGGCGAGACACGTTTTGCCGAGATTGTTGCGCAGCCAAGGGAGGAGGGTTTCACACACAGGTTTGGTTTTCATGCGCCCTCTAAGACGAACGGCACCGCTTACCGTCAGCGGAAAAATGTTTAAAAATCCGCTGACGGTATCAAAGCCCGAAAGTATTAGACGGTGTGAATGCGCGTAATCACTCCACCGACACAGCCCTGACGGCTCCGCAGCAGGCGGCACCTGTAAAGAAGTGGCAGATCATTAAGCAGCGAGCCAATGGCCCGTTCTGCCCGAACCTCATCGCCATCGTTCCCGCTGACAACGAGCACGGGGATGCCATCGCGCATATCCCGCTCATGGACGGTCAGAACTTTACGGCCATCGACGACCTTCGGGCGGGAACCGTGCTTCAAGCCCTCAACACCCATGCCGGGCTGGTCGCCGAGGTGGCGCGGCTGCGGGAGGCGCTGGAAGAAATGGTCAACCACTACGAAGCTACCTTCAATGTGGGGAAGGTAGGAAAGCTGCGGGCCGTCACGGCGCAACAGCCCGTTGTAATCCAAGCCCGTGCCGCCCTCGCGGCGGGTGGCGACGGAAAGGAGGGCAAGTGATTACACTCTCCTACATGACTCGACGCGGAGCGGGGATGCTCAAGCGCATTCCTGAATCCGAATTAGAATCCTCTATTCGATCCTTGTTCAAACAACGGATCACTGCTGAGGCTTGGCATGGAAACGATCGGGAGGCTATCGCCGGTCAGGTCTTCAAGCGCGATGGTCGGTGGCTGTGGTGGTGTGAGAAAGTTTAATCTCCACTTAACCTCGCGGCGTACTCGGCAGCGGTCAGTTCCCCGTGGCCGAATTGTTCGAGCCCTTCAATCGCATCGGTGTAGTGATCGTCCCAATCGGGATGCGTCCAGGCGGCACGGATCAGAAAGACCGCGCCGATCAGGGCGAAGGGAGCAAACCATAGCGAGATGTCCGCGAGTAGGAGCACGAAAAATCCGCTCGCGGCCATGGCGATGGCGGTGCCTCCAACCTGACCGATGCTGCGCAACAGGCGCGCGAAGCGGTAGCGACGGGCTTGTTTCAGCGCGGCAGCGCGAGCCTCGGCGGTGTTGGCTTGATGTGGGCAGAACGCACACTGCGGTGTGAAGTTTTCCGGGCTGCACTCGTGATCGGGTTCGTCGTCGGGGGTGGGTGACATAAATTCGTGGGATCAGCAGTAAACCTCCCCAAACCGCTGGAACTCCTCGCGGATTTCCTCCGGGAGCCGGGCCAAAAGTTCATCGTTTCGGAGGATTGCGCCAATGGGGACGATCGCGGCCTGAATCTCTGCTTTGAGTCTCTTCAACTCCTCCTTGCCGTCGCGCAGTTCCGTCTCGCGTAGATCGACGCTGTTGAGCAGGCGCCGCTTCTCCGCGCTGGTGATGCCGCGCCGCTTGGTGGACTTGCGCCGCCCCTGTTTGCGGGCCGTGGCGAGGCGCTGGGCGATGAGCTCGGGCTGGCGGTAGTAACGCGGAAAAAGATCGGGCGGATATTTGGCGCGCAGTTCGCGGTGCATGGCGAACGCGTCGCCGGTGAGCAGTTGTTTGCCGTGCTTCTTCCAGACGTCGCGCTGGCCCTCCTCCGTCATACCGTCGAAGACGCGCGCGGCGTTCATCGTCAGGGCGTTGGCATCCATCGCCGCCACCACGGCCGGGATGTAGTGTTTCACGGACAACCAGTTAGTCACGGAGTCCGGCGCGATGCCGAGATACGCGGCCACGGCGGCGTTGGTCATCCCGAAGCGTTCTTTGAGCGTGTGCACGATCTCCCCTTTTTGCGAGGGCACGAGGTCCTGCCGGTGGAATGTGAGCACGAAGCGGAGGCGCCGCGCGTGAGTTTCCGGATCCACACCATCCGGCGCGGGTTCCAATACGGCGGGCACCGTGGCGTGACCCAGGGCGCGGGCGATGAGCAAGCGGCGCCGGCCTTTCGCGAGCAACAGGGAATCGCCATACGGAACGAGCACGAGGGGCTGTTGAATGCCGCCCTGCTCGATGGATTTGCGCAGCAGATCATCGCGCACCTTGCTATCCGTGCGCTCGACAAACTCAGGGATCGTGATGCGATCGATGCGGACGGGCAGAACTTGTTTACTCATTCCTTGGAGATGGCTTCGAATTTGGCGGTGTTGATGCCGTCGGCTTTGAGTGCCTTGGCGGTCTTTGGGTCGGCAAGGAGAAGGGACAGGTTTTGCGGGCCGAGAGAGTGGTGCAGGCGGGTGAGCTTGATCGATTGCCGGAGGGCGGTGAGTTCGTCTTCCACGCCCTGCAGTTTCCTCTTGAGGTCGCGCTCGTTGAGTTCACCGCCGGTTTCGCCCGCGGCTTCCTTCGCCTTGCGCACCAGTGCCTTCACCTGGCGCGGGTCGGTCTCCTTGAGCACACCGAGCACGATGGACTGATGTCCCGCCGGCAGGCTGGTGAAGGCCTCGGCGTCGGCGACGGACATCTTTGCCACGTCGTCCTCGAGTCCTTGTGCCGTCTTGTTCACGATCGCCAGCAAGCGGTCCGCGTAGGTCTCGCTGATGTGCATCTGTTTCGCCGCCTGCTTCACCGATGCGCCGCTCTCAAGTTCAAGCTTCAGCAATTTACCGAGTTCGAAGGCGGGCAGGGGATCGCGAATCAAGTTTTCCGCCATGAACATGCCCACCACTTTCAACTCGGGCTCGTCCTCGACGGTCGCGCGGAACTTGGTGCCGAGGCTGCGGGCTGCAAGCAGCCGGCCCTGCCCGGTGACGAGCTCGTAATCGTAGAGCCCTCCATCCTCGCGCCGGCGCTGGCGCGCAGACAGGTGCCGGATATCGCGCACTTGCCCGGGCTGAACTTGCCCGCGCTCCTTGATGCTCGTTTTTACCTCGCGAAAGGCTTCCTCGTCGCGCTCGCGCGAGATGAAGACCCGCACTTTATCAGGGTCGATTTCGAGGATCGGCTTGGGTTGCTTGGTGGTCATGAGTGGGTGGTATCGCGTCGCGGGCGGCGGGTGAGCGCGAGCAGGCCGAGTCCGAGCATGGCCGCGGTGGACGGTTCCGGCACGGTGACTTGCAGCAGATCAAGGCGCCCGAAGTTGCCCTCGCCCGGCGCGCTGTAGGCCACGGCAAACGCGATGTCGGTCTGCGGCCGGTTGATGACCATCGTCTCGAAGGCCTCATTCGCGAGCGCGGCGGTGACGTAGCTGCCGATCAGCGTACCGGAAGAGTCGAAGGCGTCGAGGCGACCGATTTCGGAGGAGCCGCCGCTGGCGAAGATCAAGGATATTGCTTCGACGGGAACGGTGAAGTCGATGCGCAGGCGGGTGTTGTTGTTCCAAAAGGGAATTCCGTTGCGCCCGAAGACGTTTGTACCGGTCGGAGGTTCGTAGATCCCCTCGGACTCCGCCGTGACCTTGTTGACGCCACCGAGCGGCAGGTTGTTGGTTCCTGCCACTTGCAAAGAAAACTCGGGCACGATCAATGTGAGTTCCACGCCATCCGCGAAGCCGTCCGGCTCCAGGGTGACGACGTATGGGGCGGCATGGGCCGCAGCAGCGAGGGCGAGGAAAAGCAGCGTCTTCATGCGGTCCTAAGACGAACGAGAGGCTCTAGCGTCAGCGGAGTTGTGGTCAAATCAGTGGAATGGGAGAGTTCTGCGGAGGTTGAGTTGTGCCTCTTGGCGGGAATCCCATTGCAGTAATCGGATTCCAGTCGTCGAATGACTCCGTCCAGACAAGTGCGTCGTCAGGTATAAGCATTGCGTTCCACATTTGCCGGACAGCTTCGCCAGAGATTGGGCCGTATTGATTCCCGCCATAGGAGAGAAAGAAAAGGGATGGTGGCTCAGGCGGGCTGATGACAGCCGCTGCCAATTCGGGCTCTTTGCTCTCCTCCTTGAATTCGGCCCATCGGTTCCGAACGTAGATAAAGTGCGCTATCCAAAGCACAGGATTTAGCGTGAGGATTGTTCCGAGCACCCATGCCCATCTTTGACGCTGAATAATGTATGATCCGGCCGCTGCTCCAAGCGTGAAGTTGAGAGCCAACATCAAAGCCGGCCCAGCGATATCTGGAAAACTCGCGGCACTGTAAAGCATCAGGAGCGCCAATGCTGCCTGCCCAAGCCAGACGGACCCGATGAAATAACCCCAGCGGTATGGCCGCGTGTTGGGCGAGCGCGATTTACGGGCGGTCTCAAGTTTTCCTGAAACGACGAAAGACACGATAACAACGATCCCCATGATGCCCGCGGGTATGTGCTCGGGATTCATGAGACCGTGCTACAAAATTGAGGCCACTCCGCAAAGCGTTTTGTGGCCACAATCGGCATGAGGGCAATCGCGTTGTTCCTCAAAATGTTCCTCAGCCGGGAAGCGCGTTGGACACGGTTTGTAAAATTCGTGTCCAATCGCGCCCACAGCAAACCGTGTCCAACGCGAGGCGCATCATGCGGTTTTCGCTCCATCCTTCTGCTCGCGGATCAACTGATCGATCCGGCCACCGAGGTCCTTTGGCCATTTGCGCTCGGGGTTGCCGAAGTCCGTGGAGAGCCGGGCAAAGACCTGCTCTCGAATCCAGTCCGGCTCGCGCAAGAGAGGCGCGCACTTGTGGTGGGGCACCCGTTTCGGCCCCTTCTCCGCGAGGCTGAAAAAGATGAGCCCTGTGATGTAAGCGGAGGCGGAGCGGTAGCGCTCCTCCTTGATGCGCCGCTGGACTAACGGAATCAATTCCGTCGGCACAGACACATTGTATCGAAACGGCAACTTTGCCCGTGCTTCCTTGTCGATGAATCCAAGTTCCTCTGCCAGCGTCTCCGCGCGCAACTCCACCTCCCACCGTGGCAGCTGCATCAATGGCCCGGTCAGCGTGTGCGGCTGGCGCGAGTAAATGTCCCATAAGATCACGCCTAAGCCATAGTCGGAGGCGCAGGGATAGTGCTGCTGGCGTACATCGATACGGAGAGGTTTCTCCAGCATCGCTGGAAGGTTCGCAGTGATTTTGACCATTGTTCAGGGGGTGTGAATAACTCTGCATCCGGCAAATGCGCGCAGATGCATGGAGATCATTTGTCTATCAGGGACGTGGATGAAAATGGTGTGCGTATGAACATGCACTATTTCGCGGCTTTTTTATTCGCCCTTTGTTGTTCAGCTTCGGCGCGCTCGACGAACTCTACGAGTGCTCTCCTTGTGAGTTCGGAGACATCGGCGCCGGTTGCGCTACTTTCCGCTATGGCGGCTACGCGGTCCTTCAGCGAGCGCGGAACGCGCACCCGGATCATGTCCGTGAGAGAGCCCTTACCTCGCCCCATGCAGCGGGATCGGTGGCTGCGAGATGATCGGCGCAGCATATTGTTTGATCGCAAGTCGAATCACATCGGATTCATCAAGATCAAGCGCCTGCGCCACGAGTTGCAACAAAACCTTCGTTTCCTGACCACAACGCGCCCGGACCACGAATTTTTTGGGTGAGTTTCGTCTCATATAAACGCCACATTGTAGCCACAAAATAACCCTCCGCAATGAAAAAAAATCTTGCACCCTCCAACGATTATACGATTCTATTTGTAGCACAAGAGAGCTACAAAGCTGCTACACAATCCCCGCAACAGAATATGCCTCGAAAAAACTTACTCGATCTGATCCGGTTCCGGACAACTCCTGAATTTAAGCGGCGAGTGCGGCGGCTGGCCAAAAGCCGCCAGTGCGACATTTCGGATTTGGCGCGGCAGGCGTTGATTGACTACATCGAAGTCCACGAGGCGAAACTCTCGGCTCCCGGCGCCAAATAACCGCCATGAGCCGCCGCAAAAAACGCCAAATCATCAGGCTGACTCCTTTGCGCGAGGTTCGCAGGCTGATGGAGAAGCAGGCTACGAAGGAGGTGGCTGAGTTTCTTCGTTTCGCCCGAGCCCTTCTACCTCTCGTCGGTCTATCCTTGCCGCCAGCCAAGGATTTTCGTCCTCCAGTTTCTCCAAAAGGCGCTGATGCCAGTGCTGCGATTCGGCCTCAAGCTCCGACAAAAGCTGGTCGCGCGGCTTCCCGGAAACGCTCGAAGCAAACATCAAAAAAGCTTGCCTCAGGGCCAGGTGCTCGGCGCGCATCTGATAGTTCTGCGACAGCAGTTCGAAAAGGAGGAGGCGTTCGCGGTTCGATTCGTCGGGCACGGCGAAAGGCGACTACCGCAACCCCGCGGAAGCGGCAAAACAAAAAATAACCCGCCCTCGGAATGATGAAAAAACGCACCCCATTCTTCCGCCACTCGCCGCAAGTCGATCGCGCGTTCCTGCGGGCGAAGTTCCCGCTGCCGCCTGAGCCGCCCTACATCAAAGTGCGCACCGAAGCGGACAAGAAGCACAATGGCGAACTGGCCGAGCAGTGGCTCCGCGACGTGGAAGAGGTGAAGCGGAAGGAGCGCGAGTATCTCGCGAACTGCCTGCGTCTCGATGTGCGCCTGGACGACAGCGACGCGCGGCGGACGGCGAATCTCAAACGCGGCCGCAACGCCGCAAAGTCCCGCCGCCGGATGACGGTGGCACGTGAACGTGAGCACCTGAAAGCAGCATGAAAGACCAAAGCAAGAACCGTCCGCTCCCGGCCCACTTTAGCGACACCACGCCGATGAACATCGGCGAACTCGCCGCGTTCGTCGGCAGATCCCAAGTGATGATTCGCCAGGACATGGCCGAGGGGTATCAGTTTGAATTTCCCCGCTGGAGAAAGTCCACACCCAACCACTACAAAGATTGGGCGAGACAACAGCCGCCCCGGACATTGAGCGAGGCAGACCTCAGCCTGGAAGATCAAGCGCGGCTGGAACGTGAGTTAAATCGTTTGCGTTCAACTTCTGGTAAAGCTCGTGGACCGCAGTCGAACCGTGATTCACAAACCGCTTCGCCTCAGCCACCGAAACCCCGCGCCGCCCGTCGCGCCCACTCAGCGCCGCTCGCGTAATCCACGTCACCCGCAGCCCGTGATGACTCAGATTCTGCAACCCCATCTCGTCGAGAAATCGACGCCATTCCACGCTCGGCAAAAGCGGAATGTCGCACAGCGTCTTTTTCCCGTCGCGCTCGCGGGCGGTGGCGATTCTTTGCAGATACGGGATCGCGTGCCGGTCCAGCGGTTGAGTGAACGGTTTGTCGCCCTTCGTCCGGCGGTAAGTGATGTAGCCGTTTCGAAGATCGAGATCGCTCAGGGGCACTGCGCATTGGCGCAAGCGCGCCGCTTGGTAGAAGCCGAGGATCAACGTCGCCAGCATCCACGCGGGGCCGGTTTCTTCGAGTTTGGCGCGCACGCGCTTAAACTCTTCATCGGTCCAGGGCTGCTTTTCCTTTGGCTTCTCGCGCTCCCATCCGAGGCGGACGCAGGGGTTGGATTCGGCAAACTCTCGTCGCACCGCTTCCTGCATCACAAGACCGAGCAGCTTCACCTCCTGGATGATGGTGTTGATGCTGGCGCCTTGCTCGCTGCGAGCGTCCCGGTAGCGGGGCAGGTGCGCATAGCGAAGTTGGTTCGGACTGGTGATGTTCTCGCTCTGGAGCCATCCGCTGACCAGCCGCCAGTGGCGCGAGTAGACTTTCAAAGTGAGGTTGCTACGCCGCCCGTACCGCTCGTGCAGCCAACGCTCGACCCACTCTTCGAACGCGGCTCCGTGGCCATGCGGACGACGCGTCCGCTCCTCCTCCGTGAGCTTGCGGGCGAGCAACTCGGCCTGCCGCCGATCGCCGGGATTGTCCTTCCTGTATCCAGTGCTTTCGCTGACCCACTCTCCCCGTTCGTTTTTCTTGCGGATGTAGAAGTAAGCCGAGGTCTTTCGCTTGTAGATGCTGGCCATAAATTTTGTGTAACACGGTGTAGCAAACAGATCGAAGACAACCATCGAAATATGAAGCCTTTTGAAGATTTCCCAACTTCAAAAACCCAACCTCTCGGGCCAAAGGTTATGGGTTCGACCCCCGTCGGGCGCACTTTTAAAGAGAAAAGGTGTTCGTTGTCGGCCCAATTCTTAAAAGGCCAGAATAGCCCGCAATAGCCCATAATAGCCCGCAATAGCCTCGAAAAGCGGCACTTGCGCAGTTTCCACTCTACAGAGAAGGCGGCCGGATTCACCGCCGACTTCTTAAGAGCTGGGCGATCGCTTAAATTGCGTGTCCGGGCGACTTCCGGCCTTTTACAGAGGAGCGGACACGCGAAGGGCGAGTTTTTAAGAAGTCGGCGGTAAACGAAAAGGTCGGAAGTCGGAAGGTTTTCAGAGCCCGTGCGGGCGGTATGCAGGCCCACTGCGAGGGATGGTTTCCGCGACCGGTGACAAATTCTCCAACCGCTGCCAAATCGGGCGAAAGAGTGCCGCCGGTGCATCTGCAACGCCGGCCTTTCGGCCCGCGCGCGCTCCCGGCGGCACTGCAAGGATACGCCGTGCCCTTTAACCTGCAAGCGATCCCGTCCCTTACGGGATGCGCCGCTTCAAAATAACTTCGTAGCTGAAGGAGCGGGCGTAGCCCTCGCCCGAAGAGGCGCGCCGCGCGGACACAATCTCCCAGCCTTCGCGGCCAAGTTCATTCATTTCCAAGGAAAAAGTAGAATCGGTCGGCGCGGCGACCATGAATTGAAATCGCGGCGGCTTCTGCGCTTCGATCGCCTTCCACGCGATAAAGACGAGGAGGAAAATAGCCACCACCGAAACCAGCGTCGAAGTGTTGCCGATGGCCGGCGCTGGTTTGGCGGGGTTCTTCGCGGCCGGCGCGGCCTTGCCCGCCGCCTGGTCAGCGGAGGGAGCCGGCGTGAGTGGGGCAATCTGCGAAAGTGGGAGCCACTCGGCGCTGCTCTCCGTTCGCGCCGTTTGTTGCGGATTGATCGTGCCACCGCTGACCGCGGCCTTGATCTGCTCGATGGTGTAGGGGCCGTGCTCCGCACCATCGATCCATAGAATGTAACGCGTCGTAGGGTTCATGGGGGCTGTGAGAAAGGCACTCTGCGCGCCCGCCTGCAACGCGAAAGATGGCAGACGTAAAAACGAAAAGGGCCGGGAAGCGGTGAAGCGTTCCCGGCCCGTTCTCATGATGCGCCTGCCGCTAATACCGAGGACGCCTGCGGAGCAATTCTCTGGCTTCGCGCGCGACGGGGGATTTGCCCCCATCGCGCGCGGCGATGCGTTCCAGCATCGGGACGAGAAACTCGACCAATGCCCGCGTGTTTGCGAGCCTTCGCGCTTCGTCGCTTCGCCGAGATGCCCTCAGCGTTTTCGGCGTGGTATGCCCCATCTGATCGGTGAGTGTGGGCGTCTTCAGTTTCGTTAGCTTCATCACAAGGCCCGGCTTCACGACGCGGCGCTTGGCGGGGCGTTGCGGTATGCGCGAGCGGCCCGCGGCGGTGTGGAGTTTGATCGTCTTCATGCGTGTTTAGGCAGCGTGCTCCACGATGCGTTTGGAGAGCGCAGCGACGCGCAACTCGCCGAGCAGTTGCATGAGGCGCGTCGGGCCGTCGCGGTCGTAATCGGTCGCGAGCCCGCACCACTCGGAGCAGATTTGCTCCAGCGCGCACAGCGCCTCGACGAGTGCGCAGGCCTCGCCCGGATTGAGCACCGCGCCGGCCAGCTCGCCGAGCGCCGCCGCGTGCGGGCCGAAGGCTTCCGCCAGCGCGTAGAGCAGCGATTGACCGTCGAGCTGCACGAAGCAACCGAAGGCGGGCAGGTCGTTGCCTCGCGCGATCCACTCCTCCCCATGATTGCACGAGTTAACGTCGCCGCACACCGCCAGCCACTCCGCCCACTCGCCACGTTTGACGGCCGCCATCGAATCGCCCGGCCCAAAGACGGACGGTCCGCGCAGCACGCGATGGGCGAAAAACTCCCCTTCGTTGGCGAGCAGGGAGCAGATGTGCCACGCGAGGTTATCGACATCGTAAGTGGCATCGCCCACGCCGAAGGTCAGGATCGAAAACGTGGGACGGTTGCGCGGCAGCTTGCCTTTCGGCGTGAACACTTTCATCAACTCGAAACGACGCGCGCGGTCTTTGGCGCTCGCGCGCGGCGAGGTCGGGGGCGGGGGCAGAGCCGCGATGGCGTTCATCTGCGCCACGGTGAGTTCGCCCTTGGGGCGCTCGCGGCGGCGTTTGGGGGCCGCACCATTTGATTGCGCGGGCTTCCGCGCGGACTTACGTTCGTTGCCGATCCGATTTGCTTTCATTTTCTGTGTTTGTTGATCGGGTCATTCGCCGCCGCGGTGTTAGCGCACCGCGGCGGTCTGCTTTTTGTTTGGCTTCGGCGGCCGTGACCCATTTCAGCAGCCTCAGCGTGACTTCACCGCCGGGCTCAAATCGCCCGCTCAGCCAGTCGCTCAGGGTCGAACGCGAAACCCCCAAGTGCTCAGCCAGCGACACCGCCGCGCCGCGCGCCTTAGTGAGCGTGCGGACACGCCGGAAGAGGCGGTCGAGTTCAGGGGTGGCTCGTTTAACCATGCATGACTGTTCGCGAATTCCCGAACAACGTCAAGCGGCTATTTCTTACGACGCATGTGCGATCGCCACCGTTTTTCTAATTCTGGCCGAATCACCTCATCTCGTTCACGGTCGAGCAGCTCCGCAAAAGTGCCACCCCTCCGGTGAGGTTTCCCGTGGTATTCTTCGGACAGGCGCAGCAGATCACTAGACAAGGCTAAAACGCTTTCACGGTCGAGGAAATGCGCGGTCCAAATGAGTGCCTTGGTCGAGTTGCGTATCACCGTCATCATCATTTCGGACGGTGGCGAGCGAAGCGGGGGTTGATGGTCGAATGCAGTATCCCATGAATCGTTCGCTTCTAAAGGAGCGACAGGTCCGATCGAGCGGAACACCGAATTCATCTCAGTTGCCAGGAGCGCGTCATACACATCCGAAAAAAGCGCGCTTTTCGGAACAGTGGCGGCAACAATTTCATCAACTTCGGCATATGGTCGCCGTGGAAGTTGTCCAGTCGCTACCCATCGCTGATTCGCGAAGGTTTTCGCGGCGATGCGGTCCCCGATCCAATAGGGCACGGGGCTTCGCCCATGCTCGTAGCTTGAAAGCCGGTTCACATCGATGCCGATCCGCCGCGCTAATTCGGCCTGGCGCAGACCGGCACTCTCGCGCGCCGCGCGAAAGCGAGCGCAGATTTCGCGTTCACGAGTGGGAATAGGGTTTTTACGAGGCACGGAGTGCGCGTGTAGCGCGCGCGCAAATCAGACGCACTAAAGATTGACAGTTTAATGGAATACATGAAACATATATTCCAATAACAAATGCCAAAAGGCCCGACACGATTTCCAAATAGTGCTTCGATCGCTGCGCAGCTCGGAACGAATCGCACGACACTTTGGCGCGCGCTCACGGGCCAGTCGATCACGCCGCGGAGCCGCGAGTTGGCGCGGCGTTACCGCGAGTTGGCTTTTCCGGGCTTGGCTGCGGTCTTCGGGCTCGCGGAGGGCACGCGCCTCCAGGCGCGAGAGCCTCGTCGCCGTGCTGCGCGCCCGCGAAGTTCTACCCTCTAACTCCATGCAGCCCCCGCACGATCTTTCCACCTCCCCCGCAGCGAGGCCCGATCGTCTTGGCCCTCTGCTGGCGCTGGCCGATGCGGCGGAACTGCTCGATGGGACTTCGCGGGGGCAGATCGGGGCGATGCTTTCCGGGGTGTGCTGCGCGGTGTGAACATCGCCCTGGCGAGCAAAGGGGCGCGCACGGTGCGCGTGTGGCGCTGGTCGATCGAGGCGTATCTGCACGCGGCCACGGCGCGGGCGCTGGCTCGCGCGGGCGAGCCGTCGCTCGCCGCGCTTTTGCCCCATGCGCGCGAGTGGTGGCTGCGGAGCGAGGTGGAGCGTTTGCTCGTCTGCTCCGATGCCCACGTGCTGAACCTCGTGCGGGCCGAGGTGCTCACGGCGCGGCGCGACGGCAAGATGCGCTGCGTGCGGATCGCGCGGCAAAGCCTCCTCCGTTTTCTCCACGCCCGCCAACTCGGCGCATGACCGCTCACTCACCAAACACCTCCACACCATGCCGACCCTGACCGAACCTCCCATCATTCCACCGCTGGCCTTCCGCGCTGTCGCCGTGCTCACGGTGCAAGAGCGCGACGTGTTCGGCGGCTGGATTTCGCATCTCAACAAGCTGATCGAGCGCAGCGAGGAAACGGGCGGAGCGTTGCGAGGATCGCAGCTCGATACGCACCTGAGCAGCGCGCTGGTGGGGGCGTTTCACGCGATGCGCGATACGTGCCTGCCGTTGAAGTCCGCGCTGGTCGCCGAGGCGGCGGAGCGGCTTAAACCCTTTTACCCGCGGCCCGGCGATGCGTGGCAGGTGGCGAGCGAAACGCCGGCCGCGATTGCCTTTCGCGATTTCATCGCCGGGCCTCCGCTGGAGACGACCGTCAACGGGCTGACGCGGCAGGCGCGCGCCGCGGTCGCGCTGCTCGGCATGATCGTGAGCGGCGAAGAGTTCTGGCGCTATCAACCTCAACCCGCCGCGGGAGGGGCTAAGTGAGCATGGCGATGGCGGAAGCGAGCGCGGAGAAAAGTCTGCTCGGCATGAGCGCGGCGGAGCTGTGGCCCAATCGCCGGCTCGTCACGGCGGCGGAAGCGGCCGCTGTGCTCGAATGCACGGAGCGCCACGTGTTGAATCTCATTGCGCTTGGCCAACTCGGCGCGCTCGATATTTCCACGGGCGCGAACTGCGCGCCCGGCACCAAGGCCCGCCGCCAGTCGATCCGCATTCCCGCGGTCGCGTGGGACAAATTCATCGCGAAGGCGCACGCGTGAAAACCGCATTTCCGCTGTCGAACCCCGCCCGCGTCGAGAAAACGCGTTTTCAAGGCCATGCAAGGGGGTATTCAGGCCTCTTGCGGCGGGAGTCGGAAGTCGGAATTTGCCCCTTGGGGGCGGAGCAACTGAACCATGAGGCACATCCCACCCCGCATTTTGGTCGCCACGTGGCGACGTGTAGCGAACACCTCGCGCGACTGGATCGGCGTCGTGCGGCTGGCGGACGGGCGGCGCTTCGCCCGCATTATCCGCGAGCGCGCGCAGCCGCCCACGCTGAACGAGCTGCGCGGCGCGGTGCATCGCCCTGCCGAGTGGCGACAGTGGGTGCAGGTGCCGGACGCTGCGCCGGGCGCGAACGCGGTGAGAAGATAACCCGGCGCGCTGGAAAGGCGGCGGGCCGATGAAAGGCGAAGAGACCGCGCTTTCGGGCTTCGTCTTCTCGCTGACGCCGGAGACCGCGCTTCCGCTGGTATCCAAGGAACCTTTGTGCGCCCGCGCCGCCCAGCCGCCCGCCGAACCCGCCACAATTTTCACCAACAACGAAAAACCAAAACAACACCAACAGATCGATCCATCCATGAAAGCTAACATCGAATTCGTCTCCGGTTCGCCGCGGGACGCCCTCAAACAACTCGCGGCGATCATCGCGAAAAACAGAGCCCTCCATCTGGACCGCTCAACCTCGGCCGAGAAGGCGCTCCTCGCCAGCGACGCGAGCGAGTTCTACCGGCGCGAGCTGGCGGGCCGCGTCGGCGATTGGGATATGATGCCGCTCGGCGCGCTCAAGGCCGCCGACGTGACCGACGCGCAGATCGGCACGCTCAGCGGCACGCTCGTGCTGCTCCGCGCCCTGCCGATGATGAAAATGCATTTCCCGCTGCTCTCCGCCATCTGGCAGGACTTCAGCACCGAGCCGGGATTGTTCCAGCAGACGGAGAACACGCGCATCGTGCTCGAACCTTCGGTGCAGAGCTACAACTCCACCCCGGACGCCACGGGACGGCCGAAAGGTTGGGACACCGTGAGTCCGGCGCGCACGCTCGATGTCCCCGTCCCGCTCGACAACTACGTCGGCGTCCCGATCGTCTTTTCCGCGGCGACGCTCGCGAGCACGATGCGCCGGCTGTTTGAGGAGCAAGCGCCCGCGGCGATGTATGCGCTCGGAAAATACCTCGTCGGGATGCTGACCGCGCACATGACGGCGGCCAACTTCAACGCCTACGCGGTGAATAGCCTCGCCAATGGCGCGACGACGGACGGCTCGGCGGTTGTCACCGTCACGAGCACGGCGGGTTGCTACGGCTGGCAGATTATCACCGGCACGGGCATCCCCACCGGCACGCGCATCCTCAGCGTCGATAGCGGGACGCAGCTCACGCTGACCAAGGCGGCGACGGCGACCAACGCCGCGCTCACCTTCGCGCTGCAAGCCTCGCAGGTGCCCGCGACCTACGCGACGTATGCGCGTGCGCTCGCGGACATGAGCCTCGCGGACCTCGGCACTCTGCGCGGCGTCTTCAGCCAAAACGAAGTGCCGCAGACCGATCGCCACGTGCTGTTGAACAGCCACTACTACGAGCGGCTCGCCGAGGACCCGAACTTCAACACCTACTTTGTGGCGGCGCGCAGCCCGGAGACGATGACCGAGGGCATCTTACCGCGCCTGCGCGGCTTCACGCCCCACGAAGCGCCGTATATGCCGAGCAGCAGCAACCGCGTCGGCTTTGCCACGCACAAGTCGGCGCTCGTGCTCAAGACGCGGCTCCCGCAAGACCTGACCAAAGCGGTCGCGGGCGACGTGCCCGGCAGCATCACCACCGTCACCGACAATGGCCTCGGCATTTCCGTGGCGCTGGTGGAATACGTGAACCTCGTCGGAAATTATGCAGAGATGCGGCCTGAACTCATGGCCGGCAGTGCCGTGGGCGATCGGCGCGGCGGTCTCGTGCTCACTTCGCAGTAGCGCGGAACCAACCCGTTTCATCGGCCATGAAAATTCTACCAAGTGCAAACCGTGAGCAGCGCGTGCGGTCACTTGTAGCGCTCCGTTTTTCGGACAGTTCGCGGGGCGCGTTCATGAAGGGTGTCGGCTCCGAGCATCCGTAACGCGCGGATCGGGCAATTCTTTTTTTCACACGATGTCACCGCGAGATCAACGCACCGCCCTCGCGCACAGCGCGGCCTTGCAAGCAGAGATGGGCGCGCGCCGGGAGCAAATCGTGTCCATCGCGGCGCGCTCTCGTCTCACGTATCGGAGAGTCAGGGCTCTCGTCTATGACAGCGACGGGGGAAGCGTCCATCCCGCCGAGCGGCGCAAAAATCTACTCACCGCCGCGGCGTTGGTCGCCGACATGGCGCGCGGACTCAGCGGCGTCGTCGAAGACATTCGCCGCTACGAGGCGGAAGCGGCGGAACTGTGCGCGCTCGCCGGCATCCCGTGGGACGAAGCGCACGACGCGAGCGTGGCAACGCTCCTCGCCGCGGAAAAAGAAATCCTCCCCCACCTCGACGAGCTGCGCGCGCACCTCACAGCCCGCGCCGCCGCCGTCGATGACGAAGACGAAGGCCACCACCTAGACGAATAGAGCTATGAGCGACACGCGCAACGAACTGGAGTTTCACCTCAAGACGACGAGCGACGCGACGGGCGCGAAGGAGTTGAGCGGTGCGGTCAAGACCAGCGCCGAGCAGATGAAGAAGGCGCTGGGCGAGGTGCAGGCCGAAGCGGCCAAGCCGGTTTCGCCGCGGGTGTTTGCGGCGAGGGCGCAGATCAAAGACCTGCTGGGGGAGGACATCGGCGCGGCGTTTACGGCGGAGCTTGAGCAGGCGCTGAAGCGGATACCGGCGCGGCTGCACGAGGAGTTCGTCGAAAACTTCAAGGCGGGCATCGGCGAGGGGGTGATGAAGGCGCTGCCTGGAGACGCCGGCGCATTCGACCGGTCGCGACGGGAAGAGCGGGAGCGGCTGCAAGCGATCATCCGGCAAGGCGCGGCCGAAGAACGCGAACTGAACCGGCAGAACGCAGCGGCGGAGCGCACGGCGGCGGAGATGCGCAAGCAGCGCGAGCGCGAAGTGGCCGACATCATCCGCCGGTCGAAGCACGAGGAGCGCGAGCTGAACCGGCAGAATGCCGCGCTGGCAGTGCAGACGCAGGCCGACCAAAAGCGCGCGGCCCTGGATCGAATCGCGGCGGAGCGGCGTGCGACGGCGGCGGCGCGCGCGGCGGCACGCGCGGAGGAGTCGCAAAGAGTTTCCGGCGGCGGCGGTGCGTTCGGCAAGGTCGCGGGCGGGCTGGGGTTTGGAGGCATGGCCGGTGCCGTCGCCACGGGCATGGCGGCGGGCGCGCAGATCGCGAACATCATCAGCCAGATCGCGGAGTATCGGAAGCAGGCCGAGGCAGCCGAGCGCGGCATCAGCGAAGAACTCACGAAGCAGATCGGACAGTGGCGGGAGATGGCGGCGGGGGTCAAAGACGTGAACGGTCTGCAAGAACTTCAGGCGAAGCTTGCGCTCGACGTGGCGAATGCGCACGCGAGCGCCCAGCAGCGCGTCGCGAGCGTGGGAGACACGTTCATCGACGGCCTGAAGACGCGCCTGGGGCGGGACTTCGTGCGCGGGATCGGCTTCGATCCTGAGACGACGGTCGATAAAGCGGCCAAGGCGGCGGAGCGTGACCTCGCGCGGCTGGAGACGCAGATGAAGCAGGCGGCGGAGCGGGCCGAGCAACTGCTCAACTGGCAGGATCACGTCAAGACGTTGCCGCTGGAAACGCAGGTGGAGAGCTTCAAGTTGGCGCTCGCCGACGTGGACGCCCAGCGCGAGCGGCTCGCGGCCTCACCGCTGGTGAATGCACAGGGGCTGGCGGAGCTGGTAGCGGAAGCGCAGCTGTTCAACGGACTGCTCAAAGAAGCTGAACAGCAGATCGCGCGCAACGCCGATGCGGCGAAGCGCGACCTCGACTCCCGTTCGAAGGCCGGGCTGGATGCGATGGCAAAGGAAATCCAAGAGGGACAGGACCGGCGTGAAAGAGAGACGAAGGAAAAAGCGGAGCAGGCGGCGAAAGAAGCGGCACAGCTCAACGACATCCTCAAGAAGCAGCAGGAGATCGACGAGGAGCAGAAGGATGAGCAGGCGATCCTGCGCGCGAAACTCGCCGGGCAGGACGACCTCGTGCAGACGCTGGAGATCGAGCGCGCGAAGCGCCAGCAGATCAAAGAGCTGGGCGACCAAGGCTTGCTCACCGAGGAGCGGCGCCAGCAGATCGAGATCACCGCGGAACTGCAAAAGCAGGTGGTGGCGATGGAGCAGAAGAAGAATCTGCGCGATGCGATGCGCAAGCTGGAGGATGTGGAGGGAAACTTCGCCGGGGTGGATTCACCGGACCGCGGGGACGCGCTGCGGGCGGTCAAGCGGGCGCGGGAGGACTTTGCCAAGCGCCAGCGGCGCGCCGAGGAGGATGCGCGCGAGGCCGGGGCGACGCCGGATCAAATCTACTCGCAGCGGCTCTCGAATAAGGGTGCCTTCGAGGCCGACTTGCGCGCGGCGCGCGGGCGCTTCGGCGGTGACAAGTCGCAACCCACCGCCGATGGCTCGGAGAACAAGGGCGCGATCGGGAAGAAATACGGCTTCGACTTTTTCGGAAATCCCGACCCGAACCTGCCGCGCCGATCCCCGGCCGCGCCGGCGGCGGCCGGGGAGCAGGTTGACACGCGCATCGAGCAAGCGCCGGCCGCCGGTGAGCTGCAACAGGCCGCGCAGGGCTTTGCGGCGGGCGGTGCCGATTTGGCAGCGGCAGCCGCCACGGTGAAGGATAGCACGGGGTCGATCAAAGAGCTTTCCACCGCGCTCCAGGATCTAGGCGGCGTGGTGGTGTCGCTCGCCAGCAATGTGGCAAACCTCAAGCAAAACGTCGCCACTGCGCGCAACAAGATGGGCAACTGAGCGATGGCCGCTGCTGATTACACACTCACCTGCGCCGTCGTGAAAGTCGTGAGGACTAACTCACTGCCGCGCGCGATGTTCGCGGCACGACCGACGCTTGCCGTGATTATCGCGCCGCCCCAGACGAAAGGAGCCAAAGGCAAATGAGCGATACCACGGCCACGCATCACCTTTTCACGGCGGCGCAGATCGCCGGGGCGCTTGGGAAAACCGCTCGCGCGATTCGCCAGCGCCTTTCGACGATCCGCCCCGCTGGCGAGTGCCTCGTGCGCGGACAGCGCAGCCCCGGCTGGACGTGGGCGCAGATGCCCGGCGCGCTCCGCGCCGAGTTGCTCCGCGTGGCCACGCGCCGCGGCTATCGTGACGCACTCGCGCTGCTCAGCACGCCGCCGACGCGATGGGAGCCAAAACTTCCGCTCGTCGAGGTGGCCGAGGCTGCGGTGCGCCAGGCCGGCGTGCGGCGTGAAGCGTTCGCATCTTCGCTGGCCGCGTTGAACGACCTTGGAGTTTCGACCGCGGATTTCCTCGCGCGCGGGCTCGCGGAGTTTCGACGTGTCGCCGGCTACAGCATTTCAGCGAAGCAGTGGCAGCGATGGCTCGATCGCATCGTGACTCGCGATGGGGGCGCGGAGGATTGGAACCGGCTGGAAATCTATCTCGACGAAGACGCTCCGCGGCGGGCGACAGCGCCCACGGCTGCGACCGTCGCGGCGGCACACGAACAGCCCGCGCTGCTCGCGCTCATTCGCTCCTTTGCCGATCCGAGCGCGCCGACTGCGGACGAGGCGCGGCTGCTGTGGGTGCTCACGTTTGAACGATTCGAGGAACTCACGACTGCGGGCGACAGCGAACGCGAGGCGCGGCGGGCTCTCGTGGCGTTCCTTGCGGCACAGGTGTCGACGCTTGCGAAGAATCCGCACGCGCTGCACGTGGCCTTCAATCACAAGCTCGCGAAGTGGCGGAGCGGGGAAGGCAGGCCGTCCGCACTCATCGACGGACGCGCCGATGCGAACAAGGCGCGCGTGGCGCTCGTCATCGGCACCGACGATCGCAACACGTTGCTCGCCTTCGCGGCGAAACACGGCGGCGGGTTGAGCCAGGGATGGCGCGAGGCGTTGCGGCGCGGCGCACTGAGCGCGGAGCTGGTGAGCCGCTACATCGACAACCCCGCGAGCAAGTCCTACGTGCCGCGGGCGATTCGCGAACAGCTCGGCAACGACCTCGCCTTGCTTAACGACCCGATGCATGGCCCGCGGCAGACGAAGCTTGGCGGTGCCTACATCGAGCGCAATCCCGCGGCGTTTGCTGCTGCCGACTGGATGCAGGGTGATGACTGCACTCTGCCCAATCTCTACTACGAAGACACGCCGGATGGGCCGCGCCTGATGCGCGGGCAATTCCTCGCGATGCTCGATCCGCGCACCTTCTACATCCTGGGCTTCGTGCTCATCAGTGCGCCGCCCGATCGTCCCTCGACTTACAACGCCTGGCACATCCGCAATCTCATCACGACCGTTCACGACACCTACGGCCTGCCCCGCCGTGGCTTCTATTTCGAGAATGGAACGTGGCGCGCCAAGGTGCTTACGGGCAAGGGCGCGGACTGGTCGCAAACCGAGTTGGGGCTGCGGGAGTTTGGGCTTCGCTTCATCCATGCGCGCCTGCCGCGCGCGAAAGTCGTCGAGCGGTTTTTCAACTCGCTGCAAAATCTCACCGAGGCGGAGCCGGGCTATGTGGGCCGGGGTTGGCATGATGACCGATACGAGCGCGTCGAAAAAGCGAAGCTACGCGTGGAGTCGGGCAAGATCGAACCGGACACACATTTTCTGACACGCGTCGAATGGATCGAGCGGCTGACTGAGTTGGTCGATCGCTACAACGACGAACCGCAGGAAGGCCGCTATTGCGACGGGCTCTCGCCGCGTCAGGCTTACGAACGCCACTTTGGCCGGGAGCCTATCGTGCGACTGCCAGACGCCGCGCGCTATCTCCTCGCGAACGAAACGCGCCTGCTGAAAGTCGGGCGCAACGGCATCAGCTTCCGCGCTGGAACGGCGGCGGAGCCGTTCACCTACAAGAGCGAGCAAACCGGCCCGCTCATCGGGCGGCACGTGAAAGTTTTCTTCAATCGCGAGTCGCCCGCAATCCTCGGCGTGCAACATCCTGATAGCGGGGAAGTCTTCGCCGTGCGCCGTGCCACCTACGTGCCGGGGATGGACGCTGACGACGAGACGCTCGCGCAGGCCTTCGCGGAAAACGACGCACACGACAGCTACAAGCGCGCGCTTTATCGCGCGATCGTGCCGAAGTTCTCCGAGCACTTCATGGCGCGCCCGATCTTCCGGCCCACGATTCTCGATGGCGCGACGGTCGAAGCGGGTCGGCAATTTGCCGCCAGTGTCGAGGCCGAAGCCGCTGCGGAGAAACGCGACCGCAAGCTCGCCGGCCGCACAGCGGCCGCCGCGGCTAAGGTCGGTCTGCGCGTGCGCGGCGGGCGCACGTCGGAAACCCGCGCGGCCGCCGCCGAGGAACTCGCACAGCTTCTTTCCGAGTCTGAACAAAAACCCTCCACACCATGAGCAATACCCGCCGCGCCTCCGCCAACGACCGCGAGTTTCACCAAGAACGCTATATGAGCAGCGCGGAGGTGCCGCGCGGCTTGTTTGCAAACTGTGTCGCGTCTCGCGTGCGCGCCTTGACCGATCCGCTGCACCGCAAGCTCGTCTGGTGGCTGCAAGCGGAGTCGTGGAAACGTGGTTCACTCGACGCGATCGCCGAGGAAATCCTCACGCGCTGGCCGGAGCGGTTTGCGACGCCGGCCATGGCCGCGCTTGGGTTTGGAAAAGGCCGTGTTTATCAGGCCGATGAAGTGCGGCAGGTGCGCGCGGAAATTCCGCAGCACCTCGTGTTGAATGATGAAGAGTTTCCGCTGCGGGGCGAGCTGCTCGGGAGCGAACGGATGAGCGAGGATCGGGGCAGGTTGTGGGGGGCCACCGACGATGCGGCGGAGGCGCGCTCGCACGCGGAGATTCTTGCGAACAAGCGCCGCGCCGCGGCGCGGCCGGCTTCCTACCCCGCGCGGGTGTTTGCGGAGCGTTGTTTGAATGCGGGAAAAGCGGGATTGGGAAAATTTCTCTTTGAGCGCCTGTGCCTCGATCCCGCTGTGATGCTCGGTCGCGAAACACTTTGGTATTTGCCCTCGCTGGTGGAAACACTGACCGAGCTACACGATCTGCACGCCAGCGCTGGCGCGCCCGCTTCTCACCGCACGGAGATCGGTTCGATGGTGGAGGATGCGCTCGAATATGCACTCGCAGAGCGGTGCCTCGTCATCGTCGATGGCTTGGCGCGCACGGGGAAGACGTTCGCCGTGAAGCGATGGTGCGAGGCGCACCGTGGCGAAGTGCGTTACGTTCAAGTCCCGTCGTCGAATGACGATATGAGTTTCTTTCGCGCGGTCGGCGACGCTCTCGGTCTGCCCACCGGTCAGGCGTTTAAGGCGCACGAGCTGCGCGCTCGAATCGAGGAAGTGATGCACGGCGGCGACTTGCTGCTCGCGCTTGACGAAGGGCACTACCTCTGGCCGCAACGCAACATGCGCAAGGCCGTGCCGCACCGGATCAACTGGATGCTCACGCAACTCGTGAACATGGGTGTTCCCGTGGCGATCGTGACGACTCCGCAGTTTACCAAGAGCCAGGAGAATCTCGTGCGGCATGGCGGCTGGTCATCCGAGCAATTCATCGGGCGGATCGGCCACTATCAACGGCTCCCCGATCTGCTTTCCGAGGCGGACCTGGAGGGAGTCGCGCGGCATTGGCTCCCTGGTGCGTGCGCGAAGTCGATCCGAGTGTTAGTGACCTACGCGCAGTCCTCGGAGAAGTATCTCCAGGGCATCGAATCGCTCGCCCGCCGCGCCCGCTTTAACGCGCGCAAAGCGAACCGGGAAACGCCATCGCTGCAGGACGTGGCGGCGGCGCTGAAGGAAGGCGTCGTTCCGTCTGACAACGCTCTCGGCGCGGCCCTCGCCGGCGCGCAGCCACCCTCCCGCCGCACGAAGCGGAACCGCCCCGCGGCCGAGCCATTTCAAACCGGCTGCACACCGTCTGCACGCGCCATGCAACCGCTCCGGCCCGACGTGATTTTGCCTGCCCGCGCCACGGGCGGCTCTGTTCTTACCTCATAGGTTTCCGTAACCGCTGTCATTTCGCGAAAGCCGCCATTTGGCGGCCTTTACCGTTTTCCCCTCCGACTTGGACACGGGACACGCGCTTTTTAAGATTTCGGCGGCGAACCTACAGATGCTCGATGCCGCCGGCGTCTTCACGCCGACGACTTTGCAACTGGCCAGCATCACCGGGCTCACGGTGAAAGGGTTCATCGGCGGCGATGTGCTCGCGGGCGGCAACATCGCGAAGCTGAACGTGAATGCGACGCTCGATGCGACCGCGCCGATGGGGCAACTTGCGGCCGCGACCGTGGCGACAGGCAATCGAGCCTACGATGTCGAGATCAACCTCGGTGCCACACCGCTGGTCTTCGATACCTTCAATCCGAAACCAAACTCCGCGGGTGGCAACATTTCGGCGCTGATCCTGAATGGCGGCGCCACGAGCATTCTCAGCAGCGATGGCTTCAGCGGCCCGGCCGGCAACGGCGGGGCGGGCGGTTCGATCACCGGGGTGGGCTTGGTCTTCAATGGCGCGGCGCCCGACTTGCAGATCGTGGCGGGCAATGGCGGATCCGGCGCCGGCATTTCGCTCAAGACCAAGGGCGGCACCGGAGGCTCGATCACGGGTGTAGCCATCAGCGGGCCATCGGGTGGAGCGGTGACGATCACCGCCGGTGAAGGTGCGAGCGCTCCGGGATCCGCCGGAGCTGGCGGGAACGTGACGGGCGTGTTGTTCACTTCGACGGGCGCGTGGGGCATCTTTGCGGTCAACGGAGGCGACGGCACGGGCGCGGCCGTCTCGGCGGGCAAAGGCGGCAATGTGGGCAAGGTGACGGTGACCGCCGGATCGTTCGCCGAGTTTCACGTGATCAGCGGCAATTCTTCCGACGCGGGCCAGAACGGGAGCGCAGGTGGCAACGTGTCCGATGTCTCCGTTATCGTGACCGGCTCGATCCCCGGCACGGTGGAAGTAATCGCGGAAGATGGCGACGATGGGGTGGAAAAAGCGGGCGTCGGTGGCAGCATCACCAACGTCACCATCGAGGCCGGCACCAGCCTCGGGGAGACGCTAATCGAAGCCGGTGATGGCGACGGAAGTTCGAACCTGCCCTCGGCCGGCGGCAAGATTTTCAAGGTGCGTGTGAAGGCCCCGCTGCTGGCGGATTTGCATATCGAAGCCGGGACCTCGGGCTTGGCCGATGGCGCCGGTGCGGCTCCGGCGGGTGGCTCCGTGAGCAGCGTCAGCATCGAAGTCGGTGAAGTGCCCGGCGAGATTCACATCGACGGGGGCGACGGTGGTGCGATCCAGTTTGGCAAAGGCGGGGCGGGTGGTGCGATCAAGGATGTGAAGATCGTCGCCGATGCCACCCTGGGCGCGGGACAGGCGAACCCAGGCCAGATCAACCAGCTTTTCCTCCATGCCGGCTATGGTGGCTTCTCTTCGAACAATCAGGGCGGCGGTGCGGGTGGTTCGATTACCAAGGTGACGGTGAAGGCGCTGAGTTCCACCGAGGTGGAGATCGAGGGCGGCCTTGGCGGTGGCCTCGAGAGCAGTATCTCACCGCCGGAAACTCTCGATCCTCGCGGTGTCAGCGGGCCGCCGCTGATGAAGAAGGGCGGGGCGGGTGGTTCGATCAGCAAACTCGATCTCGCCTTCACCGGCGCGGTCGGCAGCGTGGACATCACGGGAGGGGATGGCGGCACGGCAAAGACCGGCGGCGCGGGCGGCGCGATCGGCTCGAGCGTGCTCAACTTCGGCACGACGGTGACCGGTGATTTCAATATCGAAGCCGGCTACGGCGGCAGTGGCAGCGTGAAAGCCGGCATCGGCGCCCTCGTCTCGGGATTGAGCGGCCGTTTCAGCGCGGCCAACTTGCTCATCGCGGGCGGAGAAGGAGGGGGCGGCCTGAGTGCGGTGGCCAAGGCCGGCAACGGCGGCAACGTGAGCAGTCTCAAGATCGATGTGCCCGGCGGCCTCCTCAAAGTGGAAGGTGGCGCCGGTGGCACTGGCTTCACGCCCGGCAATGGCGGCAGCCTTTTGAGCAACTCGATTCTCGGCACCAGTGCGGCCATCGCCAGCTTCATCGCCGGCGCGGGCGGGGGTGGTCCGACGCTCGGACTTGGCGGGAGTGTCAATGTCCTCACCGGCACGTTCAGCGGCGGCGGTTACGTCGAGATTATTCGCGGTGGCGACGGGAAGATCGGCGGCAATGTGGGTGGCGTGAACATCACCGGCGACATTGGCAACTTCACCGCGATGCTCGGCGTGCAGGACATGGGCGGCATTGCGGCCGGGCAATCGCTGACGGATGCGAGGCAGAATGGAAGCATCCTCGGCGTCACCGCCACGCGGATTGCGGCCATCTACGCGGGCGCGATCTCCGCCGTCCCAAGCGCCGTCAATGCGGTGAAGTCCGTGAAGAACATCGTCACCGATGTGCTCGGCTCCGATGCCAATGGCGCTGCGGGCTTCGACTACACGGAAGCGGGCGCGAATACCGAATACGACCTCGATGCCGACACCGCACTCGACGGCCTCGTCATCACCCAAACCGCCTTCACCGGGAAAAAGAAAGATGGCACACCGCTCACGCCGCTGAAGGTTGTCGTGGTGACGCCGCCTTTGCCGACCTAG